CAACGGCCTCCAGAGCGCCGCCGGTACCGACACCAGCGGAACCCCTGGAGCCGCCACGGTGAACAAGCCGCGCGGCATCAGCTGTATCGCCATCGGTGCGAGCTCGGCGGTCATCACCAACTCGCTGGCCACCGCCTCGAGCTTCGTTCAGATCACCCCGCTCAGCCGCGACACGACGTGCAAGGAGCTCGCGGTCACCACGCGCGCGGCGGGGAGCTTCACCGCGAGCTGCACCGCCAACGCGACGGCGGCGACCTGCTTTGCGTGGGAGGTCGGTGGCCTCTTATGAAGCTGATCGACCTCGAAGCGCACTTCCTCGGCTACGGCGGCGAGGGCGTCTTCAACTCAAAGACGGGCGAGCCCATCGCCTTTCGCCCCGGCGTGGGCCTCGCGCTCAACTGTCCATGCGGCGGCCGGCCGAACTGCCAGGGCCAGCTCTATGTGCCCTTCCGTAACCCTCTCGACGGCAAGCCACCGCCCGACGACGACCCGCGCCACGGCTGGCAGCGCACGGGTGAGACGCTCGAAACGCTGACGCTGACGCCCAGTGTGCTGCGCGTCGGCGGCTGTGCGTGGCACGGCTTCATCACCAACGGCGAAGCGAAGGAGTGCTGAAATGGGCATCGGCAGACAGTCGGCAAAGGATCTCATCACCGCAGTCAAGGCGGCCACCACTCGCGAGCAGATGCGCGTGCAAATCGGCGACGCCGTGAACGTGCTTCAGGAGTGGCTGGCCAAGCGGGACGCGCAAGACGCGGCGGCGCCGGCCGACTTCGCGGCCACCAAGCAGGCCCAGTTCAAGGCCCATCTCGACTCACTGCCAGACATCGTTCTGGCTCCTGACCCGGTGCCCTGATGGCCGTGCTCCTACCACCGTGGTTGGTCGAGACTGGTGATGGCACCCCCGCGCCATCGGCGACACCTGCGTGGCTCTTCTACGGCCTGCGGGACGGCACCGCGCTGGCGCAGCCCACCATCCTCAACCTCGGCGGCGGCCTCTTCTCCTTCTGGATTCCAGACGCAGACCTTGCGCGCGGAGTCGTCTACCTCATCGACAACGACGTGGGAGGTGCGCTGCAGCTCATGCCGAGGCGCACCTACGGGGCGCAGTTTGTCCCAGGCGCCCCCTTCGGCTGCATCGAGCTGGAAGACAACCAAGGCGCACTGTGGAGTGGCGCAGCCCCAACGCTGCCTGTCTACGAGGACGCCAGCCTCAACGCGCGCACGCCGCCGGCCATCACCTCGCCGACAACTGGCCTCTACGTCTTCACGCCGTCGGCGTCGGACCTCACCACCGGCGTGGCCTACCGCCTCGACGCGCCGGCCGGTGCCTACCCTCTGCAGTACAGCGGCGGCTTTGGCTGGCCCTACCCGGTGGCTGGTGCTGCGGCTACCTCAGACGGCCTCGGCTACGAGGACATCGCGGTGCAGGCCATCAGAGAGCACCTGTTGATGTTCCTGCCGGCCAAGGTGGCGGAGCTGAACACCCTGCGGCCCGCGGTGCTGAAGTCTGCCTACGTCGAGCCCTTCACCTTCCCTGCCGCCACCTCGCTGAAGCTGGGCATCAACAGGGACGGATCGTCGCCCACCACCTGCGCGATGACAGCCGGCACTCGCACTGCGGCCCAGGTCGCCTTCGACATCAACAGCGCCAGTCCGCCGGGCCTCGTGGCTACCTTCGACAGGGATGGGCGGGTGATTCTCACGGCCAGCGCAAAGCCTGCGCAGGACGCCCCCAGCGTCGTCTGTGCCCTCGCCGACACCACTGGAGCCAACCTCATCCTCGGCTGGAGCCCCGGCGGCGAGACGGTGCTCTACAGCGCCCTCGTGGCGCCCACCAACGCCGGGGTGATGGACGGCTGGCCGATGGCCTCGCCTGAGACTGGGCAGGCCTTCTGGCTCATCCTCGACGAGAGGCAGTCTGTCCAGATTGAGCCGCTCCGCCGGTACGAGTACCTCGTCACCATCCCCATTCTCTGCTTCAAGCCTGAGCTTGGAATGGGCACCCACCGCAGCCGCGAGGGCGTGTCGATGGTGGTGCGTGCGGTGCGAGAGGTGCTGCACACGCTGCGGGGCCGCTACGCCGGCCACGAGGGCTTCGGCGACGTGATGCTGGTGCAGGTTACCAACGTCTTCATCCCCGGCAAGGCTTTCAGTTTCAAAGGCGAGAACGTACTCTACGACACGGCCTCACTCACAATCACTGCGCGAGTCTTCGCGCGACCTGCAGGAGCTTGAACCATGGCAACGAACCCCATCAACAGTTGGGACCTCCGACTCCTCGCTGTGTCTGAGACGACCTTCGGCACCACTCCCACCCCCGCCAACGTCGCCGCCTACGCGGCCCAGGCCAGAGAGTTCACCAAGGTGGACCTCGGCGGCGCCGAGAATCCGGTGGTGCGCGCCAAGAAGGACAGGGCCATCAGCCGCGGGATGCAGACCGGCTGGGTGCAGGGCCGCTACCAGCCCCTCCCATTCACCCTTGGCACCACCCTGAAGAGCCGCAGCGCAGTCGACGCGGTGCCGCTGGAGGCGGTGCTCTACAAGGCCGCCGGCCTCAAGCAGACCGTCAACGCGGCCACCAACGTCGTCATCGCGCCCAGCCCCACCCCGCTGGAGACGGCCGCGGACTTCGCCTCTGCGAGCTTCACGCGCCTGCTGGGCACCAGCCCGTCCACCTACTTCGCCGAGACGCTGCGCGGCTGCGTCGTCTCCCAGATGACGCTGGAGGGCGGAGACAAGGAAGTGGAGGCGACCTTCTCTGGGCAGGGCGTCGGGAAGAACACCCAGGGCGACCTCCTCTCGGTGACGCTCGCGTCCGGTGTCGTCACCACGCTGACGCACACCGCCGAAGAGAGCTACCGGCTCGACGCCGGCTACTACCTCATCGAGTCGGAGATCATCCTCATCAGCAGCCGCACCAACATCGGCTACGGCAGCACCTCCACCACCATCGCACGCGCCCAGCTCGGCAGCACCGGCGTGGCGCACAGCGCGGTGCCGATGCAGCCCTACATCCCCACCGGCATCGCCTACACCGGCAGCCCCATCAGCGAGGCCACCGCCACCGTCACCATCGACGGCGTGGCCATCCCGGCCCTCAACTGGAAGCTCGACGTGAAGACGGGCCTCATGCTGCGCGCGGCCGAGACTGGAAGCGCCTACGTCCAGGGCCCCAAGGAAGTGCGCTACGAGGCCAACCTCTCTGCGAAGGTGCAGCTCAAGGGCACCAGCGACGTGTCGATGCTGGGGAAGGCAGTGCAGCGGAAGAACGTGGCCGTCTCCATCGTACAGGGCGTCGGCACCGGCAGCATCGTCACGCTGGCCGCGGCCAACTGCGAGGTCATCCCGCCGAAGGTGCCCGACACCGCCAATGACATCGCGCTGGTGGACATCGCCTTCCGCATCAGGGACTCGGGCTCAAACGACATGTTCACCATCACGCTGACCTAAGAGGGAGCCATGCCAGACATCAGCATCGACAGATGGGAGCGACTGGAGCCCAGGCTGGGCAACAACCTCACCCAGCCGCAGGCCAAGCGCTTCTACTTGGAGGTCAACGCCAGCCTCACCAAGGCCCAGCTCGTCGCGTTTCAGGACGCGCAGGTGGCCGCGATGAATGCCAGCAACGACGCCAAGGACTTCTCGCGCTCGGTGAAGCCGATGACGGATGCGCTGGCCCCCTTCGTCCGCATGGGCGCGGAGCCGCTGCTGGTGGACGGCAAGCCAGTCGCCACGCTGGAGCAGTATGTGGAGTTGTGCCTCTCGATGGCTGGACTCTTCAACCTGCTGGAGATGACTCGCACCGTACGCGAGTACAACGAGCTTGGAGGGACCTTCGCGCATTTCTCCAAGTGGCGCTCTGGTGGGGACTTTGGTACGCGCGCCCAGAGCGTCGAGCAGGACAGCGCCCAGACGGACGCCCGGTGAGCTGGGTGGCAGATAGGCGGCACGGCTTCGTCGGCTACGAGCCGCCGGCCGGCAACGCCACGCCACAGCCGCGCTTCGTCCTCGACAAGCTGCCGCGCGAGGTGGCCATGGCCACGCCGGCGGAGCTGATGGAGAAGACGCGCAGGGAGTTCGACTTCTACTTCCACGTCGCAGGCCACGAGGCACCGGCCTTCAGCGGAGGCGTCTGGGATGCGTGGCCAGCGCGAGCCACCCAGGTGCTGGCCGTGATGCAGCAAGAGACTGCTATCATCAGGGAAGTTCAGAGAGCAGAGGAGCGCCGCCGTGGCTGACATCAAACTCAACATCAACGGGAGGAACGAAGCCAAGGGAGCCATCGACGAGGCCAAGCACGGCCTTGAGTCGCTCGGCGAGATGTCTGAGAAGGTGCAGGAGGAGATGGCCCACAAGATCGGCCTCTCCGTTGCGGCTTGGGATGAACTCAAGGAGGGCATCAAGAAGGGCCTTGAGATGCTGGTCGAGTTCACCAAGGAGTCGGTGAAGGCCTACGCAGAGCAGGAGCGCATCGACAGGCAGCTTGAGATGGTCGCTGGGTCCCTCGCCGAGGCATACAAGAAGCAGGCAGAGGAGCTGGAGAAGTCCGTCGGCATCGACACGGTCAAGACCGAGAGAATGCAGATGATGCTCTACCAGTTCGGCGTCGCCCCAGGGAAGATCAACGAGACGGTCGAGGCCCTCATCGACTACTCGTCGCGCATGGGTGTCGACGCAGTGGAGGCCACCCAGCACCTCACGATGTCGGTGGACTCAGGCAAGAACGCCTTTAAGGGCATCACCACCGCCATCGAATCGACCGGCGACAAGTCGAAGGACGTGATGCTGTACGTCGACCAGCTCAAGGAGAAGATGGGCGGCGCGGCAGAGGAGGACGCCAAGGGGCTCGGTGGGCGCGTCCATGCCGTCGGCGTAGAGTTCGAGAACCTGCAGAAGAAGTTTGGCGCGTTCATCGACGACGTAGACAGGCGGTACGGCGTCCTCGACAAGCTGAAGACTGCGCTGTCCAACATCGCGGCGCCAGACTCTCAGAAGGTGAACCTCCTCACCGGAGCAGTGGGCCACAGCTACGACCCAATCACAGGCGAAGACCTTGGGGCCATCCCAACCTTCCCAGAGCTTGGTGGTGCTCCAGCCCCTCCCCTCAACATGCCTGGGAGCACCACCAACCCCAACGCAGGCCAGACCAGCAAGGCCAAGAGCGGGGCGGCTGCCGAGGCGCTGAAGTACCAAACCGCGCTCGACGCCGCCAACAAGCGCACCCACGAGGACTGGAAGAAGGACGAAGAGCTGCAGATGGCCATCGAGGAGGATGACCACAAGCGCAGGATGCAGCTCCTGGGTGACGAGGTGAAGGCTCAGGGCGACGCCGTCAAGAAGGAGATGAAGTACGAAGAGGACCTGATGTCGAAGCGGGCCGAGGAGTTCACCACCTGGGACCAAGCCGTCAAGAAGTCAGAGGACAACGCCATCAAGATGCAGGAGACATGGAAGTCAGCCACCGAGGCCATCGGCGCCTCCATCGTCACCAACATCGCCGGCGCCATCCAGTCAATGATGGAGGGCGGCAAGTTCGACGCGAAGCGGATGATGGGGTCAATCCTCCAGAGCATCCTGTCCATCGTCGGCAACGTGCTGCTTCCGGGATTCGGCGGCCAGATTGGTGGTGCGCTTGGCGGGCTCCTATCCGCAGGAGTCAATACCATGCACGATGGCGGATGGGTCGACGGCATTCCACGCCACCACTCTGGCGTGCTGGCGCAGGATGAGCACGTCGCAATCCTCCAGCAGGGCGAGCGTGTGCTGTCCCGCGCCGAGGTGGCCAGCATGGGCGGGCCGGGCGGCGTGGACGGGCGGGCGTCTGGCAACGCCGTCAACGTCTCGGTGCAGACCATCGACGCGGAGTCCTCGCGCTCGTACTTCGAGCGACGCGGCGGCCGAGCCATCTTCAACGCGGTACGCACGGGGCGCGGCCAGTTGCGGCCCCTCTTCGGGATGTGAGTCATGGCCTACGCCTACGCCACCACCAACCTGCTGGCCGGCCTGGCTGCGGCGAGCTTCACGCCCACCGGCGGGCCAAGCGATGCGACGCGCAGCTACCTCAACGACTCGCGCATGGACAAGCGGTACGCCTTCAACGCGACGGCCAGCACCGTCACCATGGCTTTCGACTTGGGCTCTGCGCAGACGGTGGCAGGAGTCGCGGTGCTCAACTCCAACATCGCCTCTGCTGTGGCCGGACTCTTCGTGCTCCAGGGCGCAACGGACGCGGCCTTCACAGCCGGACTCACCACGGCCTACTCGAGAGGCAGCGTCAACGTGGTGGCGCCTCGAAACAAGGACCACGTCATCCAGATTGTGGCCGTATCCAAGCGATACTGGCGCGTCGTCTTCCAGTGGACAGGCACCTTCACGCTCTCGGTTGGGGAGTTCTTCCTGTACGGCGCGCCCACCGTGCTGACGCGCGGCAGCGTCTATGGGAGCGGAGAGTCTGAGGAGTACTTCGACGTCGCCAACGAGATGATGTACGGCGACTCGCGCGCCTACTTGCTGGGCGGGCCTCGCCGCAGCAAGCACCTGCGCTTCTCGGACTTCTCGGCCACCGACAAGGCAGAGCATCGGGCACTGTGGGGCGCGACGCGCGGCAGGGTGACGCCGCTGCTATGGATTGAGAAGTACGACGCCTTCACGGACTCGTCGGACGAGGCACAGGAGTGCATCTTCGGCCGCCTCTGGAATCCGTCGTGGCAGTGGACGCAGGATGACTACGGCGTGTACCAGCCGAGCGAGCTGGAGATTCGCAGCCTCGGGCGTGAGGTGGGGGCGTGAGTACGTTCGACCAGTTGGCCGCGTTGCCAGGGGTCGGGGTGGCCTACTACTTCGGCGTGTCGCTGGACGGCGGGGCCACCTACCTCGCGTACTACGGCACGCACTCCATCAGCCTCGGCGTGGCCGGATGGACGGAGCCACGCATCGCCTCTCTCGGCAGAATGGCTCGAGGGCTTGGAACTAGCGGCCTCACGTCGAGCACCATCGACGTCGAGCTGGACAACGTCGACGGCGCGCTTGACTGGGTGTCCAACCGAGACACTGTGGCATCGCAGCTCTTCAAGTCGACGTGGTACCTCAACTGCTACCTCTTCGACCCGGCCAACGTGTCGGACTCCGCCACGAAGACGCTGGGCGTGTTCTCTGCCTTCGAGATGCCGCGGCGCGGAGAGAAGAGCATCGGCCTGACGCTGGTGGACGCGAGCGCGGCGCAGGCGGCGGAGCTGGCCGAGACACCCACGCTGCGCGACATCGCAGGGGACCTCTACGCGGCGGGCATCCTTCCCGTGTCGGACATCGACGGGTGCGAGACGGAGATAGGGCCGGACGAGCCGCTCCAGATTGCCTTCGGCGGCAACTTTATCCCCGTGCGTCGGGTGATGGCGAAGGGCAAGGGGCTCGGCTCCACCGTCTGCTACATCATCTGCTGCACGACAGACACGGCCTTCGCGGGGACGGACAGGGCCATCCTCTACCTGGGGGCGAAGCACGAGTACCTCATCTCGCCAACATTCAACGGCTCAAACATCTACAGCATCAGCCGAGGCGCCACGACGGTGACGAAGGGCGGGAAGAGTTGGAAGGTCATCTGGCTCAACCTCTTCGCCAACTCCATCACCAACGGCTACATCCAGAGCAAGCTGGGCGTCGACGTCAACTACGGCGGCGGCATCAACGACGACAGCTGGGTCCTCTGTGGCTACCTTGACCAGGCCGGCGGTGTCTGGGTGCAGGGCGAGCCCCTCTCCGCAAGGACGTACACGTACACCGGCAACTACTACCAGATGCACGGCGCTGACGTGCTGTCAGACCTCGTCACGTACTACGCCCAAAACACGCTGACGATGGACGCCGCCAGCGTGGCCACGGCAAAGCAGTTGATGCCGCGCGCCATGGTGTCGGGAGCGCTCACTCCTGGCGTGTCGTCGGCCGCAGAGGGTGGCGTGCTGAGGAAGGCCCTCGCCGACATCGCCCGCAGCGCGTATCTGGATCTCTTCGTGGCATGGGGCGGCGGCTTCAAGGTGACGCCTCGCCTCGTCGAGAATAGCTACCTCGTCACCACTGGCACGTACTCCACCCTCGACGAGACGCTGGTGCTTGCGTCCAGCATGGACGAGCACATTCCCTCTCCGGCGGAGAGGTGGGCACCCCTCAACAGGGCCTACGTCCACGACTACGACGTGGAGCACGGCTTCTCTCCGACGAAGGTACTCAACCTTACAAACACCTGGGGCCGCATCCTCTCCGAGTCGGTGTCTGTGCCGTGGGGTGGCGTGGACGCAGGGCTGCTCAGCTCCTTCGCCACCATCAGGCCCATCGTCACCTTCCGCTACCCATTAGCCGCCCTCTCCGTCGAGCTCGGGGACTACGTCAAGTTCGGCTGGACGCGCGGCGGCGCACTCGGGCCGTACGCCGTCACCACGCTCTGGAAGGTTGAGGCCCTCTCGCTGGACCCGGAGTCGTGCTCTGTCGAAGTCTCACTGGCGTGGATGGGCGACATTCGCACCGACTACGGCACAGCGGACGGCGCCCCGCCCAACACCGTGTACCCGTACATCCTCGACGATGAGGCCCGCGTTACCCGCGTCTCGTCAGGCGGTGGGCGCACAGCTACCGTCCAGAATGGCGTCGCCACCGTCACCTTCTCGTCGGGGAGCCTCATCGCGGACGGCGTGCTGCAGTGGGACCTACTCGTGTTGCTGGACTCGACGCTGGCGGCCGACGACTTCACGCGCTTCCGAGTACTCCAGATTTCAGGCGTCACCGACGCCACGCACCTGACGGTGTATGGCTCCACCGCCTTCGGCGCGGCTGGGCCAACCGCCGTCGTAGACTGGAAGATTGTGAAGGGCTTCCAGACGTACCCCACCCTCAGCCGCCTCTTCGGCAAGGTGACGGACGCCTCCGGCAATTTCGCCGACGCGGCGCCCACCATCGGCAACCAACTCCTGAGCGGGTGACGCGTGATTTACTTCCCTCTCGTCGACACGGCCTGGAAGGACCCATTCGGGCCGCAGCGGTACAACTCTCTCGTCTCCAACCTGCGCTACGTCCGGGCCAACTTCGACGCCGAGCACATCCGCGTCACCGGAGAGCACAACGTATGGGAGGTGCCGCGCGTCTGCCGCAGCATCAACGGCACCGTCGTGTCCCCTTCGTCGTCCGACATCACTGCGGTGGCGAACCCTGCCGCAGGCGAGTACGACTTGACGCTGGCCGCTGGGCGCTTCACAGCCAGCCGCATCCGCGTGCAGGTGGGAGCGCCGGGCGCAGACTTGAAGCCATGGGCCGTCAACGCCGAAATCGTCTCGGCCACGTCCATCAAGCTGCGCTTCCAGAAGCTCACCAGTGCGCTGGGTGCTGGCAACGCATGGGCGGCCACCAACGCGGCGCCCTTCTCTGTCGCCATTCATTCGGAGCCGCTCGCGCGCGGAACGTGGGCGGCGATGGGCGGCCTGCGCAATGCCGGCGTGGCGCTGTCCGGGGACACGTCGGCAACGCAGGCAGAGTGGAGTCACTTTCCGCGCGAGTCGGCCGCTGCGTACAAGGCACTCACGGCCGCCCATACGTCGGCCGGCGTGCACAACGTACGCGAGGTGGCGAGGTACTACGGGCTCTGCAGCTACGACCCGGTCACCCCTAAGTACACCGTGTCAGGCAGTGCGGCGCTGGGTGCCGTCAGCCGTACCAGCGCGGGCATCGTCGTGGTGAATTACACCGCACTCACCACCCCAGTGTCGGCCTTCGCGTCTCCGATGTTCGCCGCGTCTGGGGGGACGACGGGGGACACGTACCTCATCGCGTCGACGCCGGGTGTCAGCTCCACCACGTTCTACCTGTACAAGTACAACTTCGCCGCGAAGACGTGGGCCGCCGCTGACGGTGACTTCTTCTTCGTCATCCACGGGAGCTGACGCATGGCCTACGCGAAGTTGCCGCTTGTAGTGCAGGACTACCCGGTGGGCTACCAGTCAGTGAATCAGGCTCAGGCCAACATCGAGGCGGTGCGGGCCGCCATCATTGCCGAGCACACCAACGCGGACCTCATCGGCAACGTGGGTGGCGGCGGGGCCCATACCGGACAGTCCATTCCGCGCGCGGTGGTGGAGGTCTTCTTTCAGCGCGCCATCTTTTCGAGCATCGGCATCAGGTCCTCGAGTCCGCGCATCATCTCGGCGTCACGCATCTCGGCAGGAGTCTTCACGTTCGGCTACGCGGGCCCGGACGGATTCTACGCCCTGGCCGTCCCGAGCGACAACGGCACCAACCCCAACTTCATCGCGTGCGAGTCGGTGCCCGCGAGTTCCGGCGTGCCGGCGTACATCACCTGCAAGACGCTCTCGCTTGTGGCCGGGGACTTCGTGGCCACGGACTACCCGTTCTTCCTGACGGTCTACGGTACAAGGTAGGGTGACAGCCACCCACCCCGGCGTGTACCCTCTGAGGCCATGAGCGACGAGAAGGAAGAGAAGGCGCCGACGCTGACTGGGTTGCTCTGGTCAGCCGTCAACACCATCTTCAAGCGTGAGGCCGTCATGGCGCTCATCCTCCTGCTGGGTGGTGGAGGCGCAGTCGTCCTCGCCCAGACACGGCTAGAGGATAGCGTCCACGAGAAGGTGGACGGAGGGCTCGCCCCCATCAAGCTGGAGCAGGAGTCGCTCAAGCGGAAGGTCGACGCCCTCGGCGAAGACATGCAGGCGATGAAGAGGGCGCAGGAGGCTGTCGAGCAGCGCAACGCCGACCGATTCGATGTGCTCTATAGAACCATCTTGACCGGCAGCCCGTCGCGCAAAGCAGAGGAGCTGGCGAAGCCGGTGCCCATTCTGGACGGTGGCCGATGAACTGGCTCTCCCCCGACCCCTGCTGGCATGTCACCGCGCCCGTCACCAGCGGCGCAGCGCTACGCAGTCGGCAGCTCCTCGACCGCATCATCGACCAGTTCGACGTCGAGACACACGCCCGCTACCAGCGCAACGCCAAGGGCGACACCATGTGCAACACCTTCGTCAACGACGTCACTCGCGCCCTCGCGGCAGAGGTGGCGCAGCGTGAGTTGAAGATGGTGGAGGGCGCCCCCCGCATCGTCGAACTCGACGCCAACGCGATGATCGACTGGCTCGCCGGCTACCACGGCCAGCGCAACGGCTGGGTGTCCTGCGACGAGCACTCCGCGCGAGCCGCGGCCGACGCCGGATACCCGGTGGTGGTGGCGTGGTCGAACCCAGGCGGCATCGGGCACGTCGCCGTCGGCACCCCGGCGCCTGTCGGCATGCCCGACGACGGCCACCTCTGGATTGCCGCGGCCGGCGCCCATAACTTCCGCCGCTGCCTCGTGGCGCAGTCATTCGGCGCCGCGCAGGTCCGCTACTTCACCCACGCCTAGGAGACACCCATGGAGAAGCTGCTCGCAGCACTGCACCTCGATGACCCGGCCTCGCTGAAGCGCGCCCTCACCACCATCCTTGGGGCCGTGACGCTCCTCGGCATCAACCCCCTGCTGGCGAAGTGGAACATCCCACCCATCGACGACGCGAACCTCGCGATGGTGGCGGGCCTGCTTGCCACCTTCATCCTCCAGAGCGGGGCCAACTCGGTGACCGCCAAGCTCGCCGCGGCCAAGGCGGCGGGCGATGCGGCGGCCGACAAGGTGAAGACCATCGAAGACGCCAAGAAGGTCTTCGACGAGGTGAAGCCGTGAAGCTCGCCATCCTTGTTGCGCTGCTGTCGCTGCCGGCCTTCGCTCAGGAAGACGGCGGCATCCAGGGCGCCGTCGAAGTCTCCGCGGCCGACGCCCCGCTGGTGGAGGTGGTCGACACCGTGGTGGTGAATGCCGACGCGCCGGTGGCCGATGCTGGCGAAACCATCATCCTTCGGGCCGGCGAGCCTGCGCCCGTCGATGGCCTGCTGCTGCCCACCGCCATCGCCATCGCGGAGGCCAAGCGACACCAGCGCGAAGCAGTGGAGAACGCCAGCCTTCGTGGCTCCATTACTCCGGTGGCGTGGTGGGCCATCGTCACCGTGGGAGTGCTGGCTGCCGGGGCTGGGGTGGGGCTCGGCTACGGACTGGCCAAGCTCCCACCTCCAAAGTAGCTACTTGGTCTTCCTGGGCTTCACTTCGCCAGCGGCCTTGGCGCGCTCCTCCAGTTTGGCAGCCTCGATGTCCTTGAGCTTCAGATCGAAGTGCCCGGCGAGCTTGTTCATGTATGGTCCGAAGAGCTTTTCGTCCTGGCGATCTGGCGCTTCAATCATCGACATGGCCAGCACCAGGGACGCGAAGAACTCTGAGTCCTTGCCCTTGTCGATCTCCTCCAGCACGTCATCGGCCTTGAGCCCCATCGCCTTGAGCACGCCGGCTGGGAGGTAGTCGTAGGCGAGGTACGAGGCCAGCAGGTGCCAGACTGGTTTGAGCGTCTCCACCCGCATCAGCTTGCTGGCGATGCTGGAGGCGAGTCCAGCCAAGACCTCGTTCTCCAACTCGATGGCCTCCTTGTGCTCTCGCTCCTTGACCCGCTCCTTGGTGGCCTTCTTCTTCTCTGCCACCTTCTCCTGGGCCCACTTGGTTCCGCCGTCTGCCAGCTTCTCGACGACCTTCTTGCGCTCGACGAGGTGGTGAATCTTGAGGTCGCGATCCGGTGCAGCAACCACCATCGGGCGCTGGTCCTCTGGCATCTTGTCCACCAACTCGCCCCAGCTTCGCCGCTTCGGATCCTCGTTGTTGACCACAGACAGTTCGACGAACTTGGAGTCATAGCCAAGGTGTCCGTGCTGGAACAACTCGGCACCCTCGGCCTTGGAGAGGACCTCGTAGCCCTCCTCTTTGAGCTTCGCAGACGTTTGCACCCATGCTGCTTCGGCCTTGCCGTTGAAGCACTGGACGTCGGTGCACACCTTCCCGGCGCCCTGGAGATCCTCGAACCCAGCTTGTCCGTTGGCCGAGTTCTTCGGGCACGTGGAGCAGGCGCCTGCCACGGTGTCGAGCATTTCGTCCTTGATGTCGAAGCTGGCGCCCTTCAGGTTGCGCGTGAAGTCCCGCTGTAGCCAGTCGATGGCCTGTCTGGCGTTGACGCTGCCCTGGCTCTTCTGCTCGGCCTTGAACTCCTTCACCGCCTCGGCCTGTTTCGCATGGGGGATGCGGGAGAGCGGGACGGCGACCGAGTGCGGCAGGACACCGTCGCGCAGGGCCGCCATGGCCTCTGGGGCCAACGTCAGGAGGCGGAGGCGGCTGCGAACCAGGGAGGGGCTTCGTCCAGTTTTGGAAGCGATCTGCTCAACGCTCCAGTCGTGCTTGCGCAGCGACTCGTAGCTGGCCGCCTCCTCCAGGGCGTCGAGGTCTACCCGCTGCAGGTTCTCGATGGCCTGGGCTTCAACCACCTGCACATCGGTGAAGCTCCGGACGTCGCACGGGAGGTGCGAGATGCCGACGAGCTTCGCGGCCCTGAAGCGCCGGTGGCCAGCGATGATCTCGTAGCTGTCGCTCGGCTGGTTCGACTTCGGGCGAACGATGAGGGGCACCAGAACGCCGGCCAGCATTGAGGCCCCGAGCTCATCGAGCCCCTCGAATCTGGTGCGAGGATTGGTCGGCGACTCAGAGAGGTCGTCGACGGCGATGATGCGCACCGGAGATGGGTCCCCGAAGACGCTGCCGACCTGGGCGGCCACCTTCTCCTCGCGCTCTTTGCGAGCCTCGTCTGTCTCTCCGGTGACGATGGCCTGCAGCGTCTCGGTGAAGGGCTTTGGTTTCTCGCCAGCCTTCGAAGCCAGCACGGCGTCGAACTTGTCGGACACGTCCTTGATCAGAAGCTTTCGCACTTTCTCGTCCATGGTGTTCCTTCCCTTGGGTTACCAGTCGTTGGACTGGTCCTGCCACTGCTCTTCTGCCTCGGCCTGCTCGGCCGGGTCAAGCTCGACTTCGACTTTCCCCATGCGGGCAGCCCAGAGGGCACCGCAGTCGAACTCGCAGAGGACCTCGACCTCCATCTCCATGTTGTCGAAGTCGTCGGGCTCGCCCACCCAGGGGACAGGGCGGGTGACGACGAACTCCATGCCCTTGCCGCTGCGCCCGCTGGGCTCTGGCGGGTCCCAGAAGGAGTCGGGCGGCCCATCGCTGAGCCATGGACGGGTCATGGCAGGAGCCCCAGCTCGTGAAGCGCCCGGCGGAGCGCGAGGCCTGCGCGATGACCGTGCGCCTGCTCGATCTCCGTGATGATCTCAGGGAGCGCTTCGCGCGACCCGGCGGTTGTCGACGATCTGCGCCTGCTGGCACCTCGCGAGCAGAAGCGCTTGTCCTTGCGGAGCTTGCCGGTCGACGTCAGCCCCAGGGGTGTGCCGCAGCGTTCGCAGCCCATCACCCACCTCCTCTGCACTTCTGAATCACCCGGAGCGCGATGGCCCTGGCGACGATGCTTTGCGCGTCCAGCGGCGGCCGAATGGAGTCGACGAGCGTCTCCAGCGCGCAAAAAAGTTCCGCTGCGTTCTCGTAGACGCGGTCTGCCATGGCTGGCGTGTGCTCTCCTGGGTGGCCTTTGGGCCGGCTGCATCGGCTACAGAGTCTCGGGGCGATGTCGATCATGTGCTCCTCTTTGTTGCGGGTGGTGGTAGCGGGAGGTGGGCCCTCCCGCGAGTGGCCGAGGTCAGCCGCCGAAGCCCTCCAGCACCCACCGGCCGGCCTCGATCTGGTAGTGGCCGGCGGCCTCGTGCGTCACCTGCTGGGAGGCCAGCACCGCCCAGGCGCCGGCGATCTGCGCAGCGGAGCCGAAGGGCAGCGAGCGCAGCCGGTCCTCGTCCGTCAGCACCTTCTTGAGGGCCTCAAGGTCGTCGCGGGTGATGCTGCGCGCCGAGCGGTCTGCGATGGCGTCGAGGAGGACGAGCGCGAAGGTGGCCCGGTCTTCGGGCTGCGGGGTGGCCCAGCCAGGAAGGAAGGTCTCCAGGGCCTTGCCCCAGGCGCGGCAGAGGTTCCGGCTGGCGTCGGTCGTCTTCGCGATGTCCTCGCTCATGCGCTGCTTCGCGATCTCCGCCCGCTCGGCCTCGGTGCGGTTGGCGCGCGGAAGGGTGTGGTTGCGGCGGGTGGCGTCGTTCGCGCTGGTGATGGTGACCGAGCGCTGCAGCACCTCCTCGGTGTCGACGTTGCGCTGGACCTGTCCGTCGCGAACCACCGCGTCGAGGGTGGTGATGTAGCAGCCGGCTCCGAAGCTCAGGGAGGCCGCGCCCGTCTCGCTGTTGCGCCAGTGGAGGACCGCTCGGCAGTCGCCAGCGGTGTCGAGGATGGCGTGGCCGACCGTCTCGTCCACCCCGCGCCAGCAGCTCGCACCGGCCGAGGGGTCGATCCACCCGTCCAGGGCCTTCATCAGGGAGGCGTCGTCGAAGTGGATGCCCGAGTGCCGACCGCTGACCACCGCGCGCAGAGCGCGAAGGCCCGAGCGGGGGTCGATGTGGCTGCGGAGGAGGATCTCGTGGCCGGGGCCCTCCTTGCGCTCGCTGCGCTCGACGAGGTGGGCGAAGACCTCGGCGCGGGTGGCCGGGCCGAGCCAGCGGTAGGGCTCTGCCGCGCCGCGTGGCTTGGAGGGGCACTCCTGCAGGAGGAGGCTCACCAGCTGCGCCCAGGCGCGCGGGTGGTAGGCCTGGGCCCCGTCGGCCCCGCCCTTCCGGCAGAAGGCCCCGTCCGTCTCGCGAAGGAAGAGCCCGTGAGGCGCGGTGGCGGTGGGGGTGCGGTAGTAGGCGATCTGGACGTCGACCAGCTCCTCCGCAGTGATGCGGGTGGCCCAGGCGTTGTAGACGGCGTGCCAGGGCATCCTGGCGCCCATGGGGGCCGCGGTGTCGACCGGAAGGGCCGCGTCGCGCCCGAGGCTGGTCTGGCTGCGCTCCGGGATGACCGGCCGCACCGTCTGGCGAACGGTGCCATGGAGGGGCTCGGCGGTCTGGACGAAAAACTTGCTGCTGGGGGTGGGGCGAGGGGTCTGCATGGTTGGCTCCAGTGGTTGATGCGTGGTTTAAATGAGGCTGCGGATGGATTCCTTCATCGTCTCGACGACGGTCTCGATGGTCCCGTCCTCAAGCTCTGCGGCGGTGGGCTCCCAGAAGACCAGGGCGACGTTGCGGCCATCGACCTCCCAGGTCTCGTTTGTGGTGTGCACCCAGAGTCCGCGATCGATGCAGGCCGCTGCGAGGCGGTGGGCCGAGGCCGCGGTGGCGCGGAAGTCGCTCGGGGGCTTGCCTGCGGCCCGAACATCGCGGCCGTAGATCTTGACCTTCACCACCCCGCTGGCGTCGAGGCCGATGATGTAGATCTGGGACTTGTCGGCCCGGTAGACTGGGTCAAATCCGGGCTGCGGCTTCGGGGTGGTGAGGGGTGGGCGGGCGGTGGGCTTGTTGGTCATGCCTGCTCTCAGTGCGCGTGCTGTGCCACCCGTAACCGCGCCAAGTTTGGGCATCGAAACTCGGCGTCTGGGGAGGCCGCCCCCAGGGCCAGCCGGGCAGCTGCGGAGAAAATCCCCAACCAACGCAACAGCCCCGAATCAGGCCCATGTTTCGGGCGCCGATTCGGGGCCAGTTGGGGAGAAAACGGGCAGCCGTTACCCCTCGGAACCGGGCTCCTGGGCGGCCATGGCGGCCTCCCGCTGCTCGATCTCCGCCCCAAGCTCCGCCAGGGCGGCCACCGCTTGGTCGCGCCAGGGGGCCTTGGGGGAGGCCTTCAGCTCGCCCTGGAGCTTCGCCTTGGCCTCGGCCAGTTCGACGCCGGTGGCCTGGGCCAGCGGCTGGCCCTTCTTCTCCCCGAAGCGCCAGACGGCCTCAGCGAGGGGCAGGGGGAGGACGGGAGCCTTCGCCGGCGGCGGGGCCTCGGCCTTCTTCTCCTCGGGCTTCGGCGGGGAGGGCGGGGCGGGGTTGGGATCGACCTGGGCGGGCTCCGCCGGCGGAGGCGCGCGGGTCTCCTCGGCCTTCTTCGCCACCACCGCCTTGAGGTTCCCGATGCCGGCGTCGACGATGCGCCGCGGCTGCTCGACGGCTTCCACCTCCCGCTCGTCGCTCATCTCTTCTCGGATGAAGACACCTCCGAAGATGTTGGGGTAGGCCCGCCGCAGCGCATCAGCCCGAGCGCACTTCACCAGCATCCCGGCCGGGTCCGTCGCCCAGAACTTCGTGGCGCTCCCGTCTCGCTTGCGCGCGATGCGAGTCTCGATGGGGAGGTAGGTGATGGGCACCACGCGACCTTCGCGCTGGACGTGCGCCCAGGCGCCGATCACCTTGTTGCCAGCCTTCGCGCGGGAGGCGAGGTCCCACTTGTGAGAGACGGTCTGAGTCTCCTCATCGACCGCGAAGACGTCGCCGGCGTAGACGGCAGCCGCCCGCATGCCGCGGTAGTCGGGCAGCGCGTCGGCACGCGCGGCCATGCCAGTCTCGGCAGCGAGCGGCTCGTGCTTCTTCGACCAGTTGCCCTGGGCGTCCTGAGCGCTTCGCTCGACGAGGTAGGCCTGCTTGATGAAGGGGTCGAGCCCGGTGCGCTTGCACCACGCGACGAAGAACTCAACCTCTGCTGGTGTCGCTGTCGGCGGGGCGATGGCCTTCCGCATCAACTCGATGCGCTCCTCGGTCCACTCTGGCGACTCCCACCCGACGATTCCCCTCGGCGCGACGCGTGCGAGGCCCTGCTGGTTTTCGTTGCTCATGGTGCATCTCCTTGCGGTTGAACTTCTCCGGTCTGCTCTGCTGCGCCGATGCCGTCGGCGGTGCGGTCCTGCTCGTCTACGACAGCGGTCTGACGTTCGAGCTGCGCGAGCGTCTCCCCCAGGCTTCCGATCTGCTCCTTCAACTGCGGAGCCCAATAGGGCCGAAAGACTCTGGCCCCTGGCTCCTCCCTCGTGTGCGCTTCGATGATGTGCTCCACCTGCGCGGCCGACTTCGTCTTGAGTTCACCATCGGGCAGCACGTTGATGATGAGCTTGGCCAGCGTCGTCAACTCGCCGAGCGCCGCCTTGGCGTCGAGCGTTCGCTTCGGCTTGTTCCGACGCCAGTAGATTTTACCGAAGCCGCCGGACATCCCTCCAGCCTCGCCGATGCGTGCCTTGATGGCGTTCTGCCTGATGCGCTTCGCCAACTCGACGCGCTTCTCCACCTCGGCGAGCTTCGCCAACTCGACGGCCAGCACCTCCATCTCCAACTCTGCGGCGACGAGGTCCTGTGAGTTGGTCGGCCAAGCCCTCCCGAGGAACTCGGCGTAGTGCTCGGTCGCGTCGACGGGAGGAGGACGATGCGGAAGGACGTGGTCCACCATGAAGCGCGCCGCGATCTCGTAGAGCCCACGGAACAGCTCCTCATCGAATGGGATGGAGTAGGTGAGGAACTCGTCATGGTCGACCAGCACCGCGAGATCCCACCGCCGCACTCCCGAGACGCCCATGCCCCAGATGCATTGAATGGCGTACTCGTCAGGGACTTGATCGCTCCCTTCCTCGCCCCAGCGGCCCCGCTCTCGCCAGTTGGTCGTCTTGCACTCCAGGCCGCGCTCTGCCTGTCGAAACTGCGCGAGCCCGAGTTTCTTGGAAGCAGCCAATTCCGAAACCCTCGACTGGAACACCGCCCTATCCGGCGTGGCCAGAGCCATCGGGAACTCCTCCGACGCCAGGGAGTGCGCGACCCGCAGCCACGTTCTGGTGCGCCTCGCGTAGAGCGTCGCCACCGGCTCCTCCAGCAGGTGCCCCAGCTCCATCTGGAGCGTCGTCTCCTTTGCGACACCTTCCACCTTGGCCTCGTAGATCTGGATCGGGCTAGCCCACTTCGACAGCCCAGCCAGTGCGGCCACCTCCGATGCCCCAATCTTGTCGCGACGGAGCGCGAGCTGTCTGCGTGTGAGGCTCATCCCTTCACCCGAATCAGCCGAAGGCTCATGGCGATGATCTTGTTCGTCGCCTCCATGTCAGCCGCCAGCTTCTCCACCGCCGCCTTCGTCTCAGCGCGCAAGCGCTCCTCTTCACGTCTTCGCTGCTCTTCCATGTGGTGTTCCCTTCCCGATTGGTAGCCGGGCCTTGCACTCTCCCGGTGCCGCGCACTCTGCCTTCCAGCGCAAGCGTTTGCAAGTTCTGATCGCCGGAAAGGACTTGCGCCCACAAAAAAGATCCGGCATGGTGCGCGGCGTCGTTGGGCGTGCAAGGCCCGGCGTTCTACTTCTCAGGCCCGAAAGGGCGCCCCGCTGGTGGCACTTGCACTGCCGCCGCGGGGTTGTTTTTTCGGAGGTTCCTTTGCCGCGCATTCGTTCGATCAAGCCGGAAATTTGGGGCAACCAGAAGCTCGGGCAGTGCTCGCGAGATGCCCGGCTCCTCTTCATTGGACTCATCACCCAGGCCGACGATCATGGGCTGTTTCCGGCCCACGAAGCGGGGCTCGCCGGGGCCATCTTTCCGTTCGATCGGGACCGCCTCCGCATCACCCGACGCGCGATCTCCGAGCTAGCTCACGCTCACCTCATCCGCACCTACGAACACCCTAAAGGGCGTTTTGGTTTGCTCGAAGGTTGGAGTGAGCATCAGCAGGTGTCGCACCCCGGTAAAAGTCGCTACCCGCAACCCACTGATCCTGAAAGCAAACCACTCGAAATCCTCCGGAGTGTCTCCGGAGACTCGCCGGAATCTTCCGACAGGATCGAGGATCGAGGATCAAGGATCGAGGATCAAGGATCACTTGTTGGTCCTCCGCGGAAGAAAGGCCCTAAAAAAGAAGCCCAGTCGAGCCTCCCAGGCATCCCTGAGCCCCCCCCTCCCGAGCGAACCAAAAGCTGGCAGGAGGAGTTCTTCCACGAGATCTTTCAGGTCGACCGGCGGCTCGCACTTCAAGAGGCTGGGCTCCCAGGCTGGGAGACGGCGGAGGCCGGCGTCGAGAACTACTCCCCGGCGTTCATCAACGTTTCAATCGACCGAATGGTGGGCAGCGTCGCCGATGGCGCTCCTAGGCGCCTTGCCTTCACCGATCTCTGCCAAGCCTACTTCCGGATGTCGGGGCCAGCGGGTAAGACACCTCCGTGGCCGTTTCGGTACTTCGCTGCTGATGGTGTCTGGAGGAAGGCTTTGAGAGACGCGTCCGACTGGAGCAAGGCGAACGACCAGCAGAGCCCGACCGAAGAACTGGTGCAGCCATGAGCGCAGACATCGTTCCCATTCGAAAGTTCGAGCAGCCCGAAGCACTGGAGCCGAAGGTGCTCGGAGCACTCCTCGACAACGGCGCACACCTCAAAGCGATGCTGGCGGCGAGCGGCCTCAGCGAGGAGTCGTTCACGAGCAGCCGCGGGAAGGCCATCTGGCGCATCGTGCGCTTCCTCGTCGAGAAAGAGCGCAGCGTGTCCGCGCTGGCTGTCATCAGCGCGGGGAGACTGGCTCGCGCATTCGGGCCGCAGGACGAGGCCTTCATTACGCAGGTGGAGTTGGAGAACGTCGTCACACCGGAGCAACTCTCCCAGGTGCTAGACGACTTCCGTGCGGCTCGTAGGGCCCTGGGGCTCTCGGCGCTACTTCGGTCGACGGCCGATGCCATCGACTCGCGCGGAATTGCACCAGATGCGGTGTGGCAAACGCTGGGCGCTGCGCGGAACCTCCTGCAGGAGGAAGCACCCGACGCCACCGCAGCCACAGACGTCATCGAACTCCTCGACGCCTGGGAGCGGAATGAAAGGGCCGGCAAGTCCCTGCTCGTCCCTACTGGCATCAAGATCCTCGACGAGATGATCGGCGGGTATCCTCATAGCCTCACCATCGTCGCCGGGGAACCGGGCTCGGGCAAGACCGGCTTCATCGCCTCCAGCATCCGCGCGCAGCTCGCGCTGGACCCCAACCTTCGGGTGGGTGTCTTCGGCCTAGAGGACGGGACCTCTTGGCTGACGCGCCGGTGGCTGGCGGCCGATTCGGGCGTGCCTCTTCGGGAGGTCGGGTGGGGCAAGCGCAGCGACGAGCAGCGGGCCACCATCGAGGCGGCGGGACAGGCCGCCCATGACGTGCTGGCTCGGGTGACGACCTTCAAGCTGAACAAGATCCGCATCAGTGAGCTGGTCCGTCGCTGCGCAGCATGGAAGCGCCGGCACGGTGTGGGATGCATCTTCATCGACAACGCCAGCCAGTTCGAGCTACGCACCGGCGCGAAGTTCGAACAGCCGTTTGAGCTTCTCGCTCAAGGCCTTGAGGACCTCCGACAGTGGGCCATCGACGAGGGCGTGGCAGTGGTTCTCCTTTCGCACACCAACGTCGAGCAAGGGGCGTCGAAGAGGCCGGGGCCACCTGCGCTGCACTCCATGCGCGGAGGTCGAGCTGGAGACCAGAAGGCTCGGCTGATGCTCGGGCTCTGGAAGAAGAACTCCTCGTGGCGGTGCACAATGCTCAAGGGCAACGAGCTTGCAGAGGCCGGCGAGACCATCGAGTTCGAGCGCATCCCGGCTGCGGGACTCATCGAGCCTGGGGGCGGAAGGTTGGTCAACCTTGATCAGGAGGCATCGTCCGAGCGCAAGGAGGCAGCCGAGGCTCGCGACGCTGCGGTGGTGGAGCGTCGGGCGAAAATGAAGGCAGCCGCTGACCAACTCGCGGCGAAGGCGAAGGCCGAAGCAGAGGAGGCCATCAAGCCACCCCAGGCGGCGCTCCCCCTGGAGGGAGCATGAATCAGCGCGTGTGGAAGGCGGTGCAGGAGCGGAGCGGAGGACGCTGCGAGTCGTGCTCCCGCGGCTCAGGAAACTATGGGCAGACAGATCACTTCTTCGGGCGCGCCAGGGCCGAGGGCGTTGAGTCCTGCTGGCTCCTCTGCATGGAGTGCCACTACCGAAAGACGAACAACCAGCCCTCCGCGAGATTCTGGCTGGAGATGTTCGTCGCGCACTGCGCGAAGCATGGCTACGAAGCAGCTCGCGAGCGTGCGACGAAGAGGCTGGAGGGCATAGTGGCGGTGAGGGAGTTCGAGATGGCCAAGGCCAGAGGTGTCCAGTGACCGTCCGCTCGATGCTGCAGAAGGCAAGAGGCCTCGTCGCCGGGGGGTGGACCCCAGGCCTCTCCAAGGACTCCAGCGGGTCCATCTGCTGGCACGGCTACGAGGGGTTGGCTCGCATCTGTCTGCTGGACGCACTTCTGCTGGCCGCCCAGCACGACGACGAGATGTGGGAGGTGGATCGGCTGCTCGTCTGGGCTGCCGGCACCGAGGACCTCACCAACTGGGAGATGGCCCCAGGCCGAAGAGTCGAAGAGGTGGTTGCGGTATTCACACGAGCGCTGCAGCGGGCGCTCAAGCTGGGCCTGCGCTGAAGCGTGGGCGGGAAGGAACACCATGGAGCAGCGAGACAGGAAGTGCACCACGCCGTCGAAGTGCCGAAGCTGCGGAGCGGACATCCTCTGGACGAAGACACGCACCGGCAAGAACATGCCCGTCGATGCGGTGCCCGACATGAGGTCGAAGGACCAGGGCGGAGGCAACCTCGTGCTGACACTGCATGGAGGGGAGTTCGGGGAGTTGCGCTCCGAGAGCTACTACCCGCCGAAGCACGACGCGAAGCGCAACCGCTACACCTCGCACTTCTCCACCTGCCCCAACGCTGCAGAGCACCGGAGCAAGTCGTGATTGGTCGTCGCTGCTGTGAGGGTGCGGACTCCAGGCCGGCGTGGCACTGCGAGAGTTGCGGCAGGGAGTTGTGCGCGTTCCATGTCGCCGAGTCTCCGCGGGAGGCATCCACTGGCGTGCGGCTGGCGAGGGTCTGCTACCCGGCCTGCGACGTGCTCTTCAGCACCTACGAAGAGGTGCGGCCACGAATCTTGGAGATGCGATGATCTCCGTCGAAGCCGTCGGCCCATTCCCCTCTGCAGCGAACCTCACCAAGGAGCACCCGATGGCTCGCGCCGGGCGTGTCGCGCTCGTTCACGAAAGGGTGCGCGAGGCACTCTGTGCACAGCCAGTCACCCCGCCGATGCTGGCTGACCCGCTTGGAACTGGTCACCAAGTCGTGGTGGTCCGCATGACGCGGCTCTCTCCCCAGGGCCTCGACGACGACAACCTTGCCAGCGCGATGAAGGGATGTCGGGACGCCATCGCTGCATGGCTTGGCGTCGACGACAGGGACACCAACCGGGTCAGGTACTTCTGCTATCAGGGCCGCCGTCCGACGGTGGTGGTGCAGCCCACCGGAAGGCAGCGCAAGGCGAAGCGCTACCAGACGGTCGCCATCGACATCCGACCCGAGTACCTCCACCCCGTGCTTGGCCAGTCACTGGAGGAGCTGCGGCGTAACGCAGAACTGGCGAGTATCCGCTACGAGCTTGCGGCTGCCGATGCGAAGCGCGGAGGCCTTGAGAAGAACCTGGGCGACTGGCTCGGCATGCCTGAGTGACGATCAGAACTTGACATCATGAAGTCGCGCCGCCTAGGGTGGCGCGGAACCCAAGGGAAGGAACACCACATGGCAAAGAAGCAAGGCGAACTGGCTGGCATGGAGTCTCCGAGTTACCCCGAGATCGACGCCGCCGCAGAGCACTACGTCGAGCAGCGCGACAAGCGCATGAAGCTCACCGAGAAGGAGAAGGTCGCCAAGGACGCTCTCATCGCCGCGATGGAAAAACAGGGCGTGCAGATCTACCGCGACCTCACCGCCTCTCCGCCGCTGCTGGTGACCATCCTGACGAAGCACAACGTCGCAGTGGAGCAGCAGGTCGCCGGCCCCGACGAGGAGTTGGACGCGTGAGTCACACCCCAGAGACCTACGGGATGAAGCTCTGCGCCGTCTGTAAGACGTGGGTGCTGGAGGTGGCCCCGCTCTTCGTGAACGGAGACTACAAGCTCGACGAGCACGGACAGCCGATCCTGGCCTGCAAGAACGTGAAGTACTGCGGCCTCGGCGCCTCCCACATGCAAACGCTTGCGGGTGAGCGATGAAGTCGGCCCTGTCGCTGTCGGACGAGTACTCCACGCCACGACCACTCTTCGATGCGCTGTTGCAGCGGTATGGTCCGTTCGATCTCGATGCCGCGGCCACGAAGCGCAACGCAAAGTGCGGGCTCTACTTTACGAAAAAGCACAACGCCCTCGTGGTGTCGGCGCAGCATGGGTGGGGCAAGATGTGCGTGGCGCCTCCGAGGGTGTGGCTGAACCCGCCCTACTCTCGCGGGATGCTTGAAAAGTTCTTGCGCGCATCCAGACGCGAGGTCGTTGACGGCTCCAGCGGGCTCGTCTGCTGCCTCGTCCCTGGGCACACCGCCGAAGGCTGGTGGCATGACAACGTGGAATGGTTTACCCGGCCGAGGTCGGCCATCGTCTTCACGTCTGATCTTGGCGCGCACACTCGCGCGATGATGGGCGGATGGGACCTTGAGACCGTCCGCATCCGGGGCCGGCAGTCGTTCGAAGCGAAGGGCGCGAAGTCATCTGCGCGATTCCCTTCAGTGGTTGTGGTGTTTGCCCAGATGGGGATGTTGCGCGATGTGTGAGGTCGTGACACCTTGCGCTTGCGCGGCCCTCCCTCCTTCCCGAGACGAGTCGCGCCGACTCCCCGCGGCTCGGTGCTCCAGCCAGTCGTAGGGGTCGTTTGCCTGCAGTTCAACCCAGGAGGAAACATGAGAGCGATCGGATACACCTGCGACGGGTGCGGCAAGTTCTCCGCCATGGCAGAGCCAGTCGGTGGGATGCGGCCGGACTACCCGACGAACTGGCGGTCAGTGACGCTGGTGCAGAGAACATCCAAGGGCGACTACGCCGATGCCGACCTCTGCTACTGCCCGGACTGCAAGCCGGACATCGACGCGCTGATGAAGACCGCGCAGGCTGCGTACGACGAGCGGCGTCGGAGGTTCCCGTGAAGATCCGAATCGAATACGTCCCGCTGTCGGCACTTCCTGCCAACCCCCGCAACCCGAAGGACCATGACGTCGGGGCCATCCAGGCGAGCATCAAGCGCTTCGGCTTCGCTGATGCGGTGGTGGTCGACGGGCGCACTGGCCGGCTGGTCTCGGGCCATGGGCGCGTCGAGACGTTGATGGCGATGGAGAAGGACGGTCAGCCGCTCCCTCCTGGGGTTGAGGTCCACGAAGGGCACTGGTGCGTTCCGGTACAGCACGGCTGGTCCTCCAAGGACGACGCCGAGGCTGAGGCCTTCATCGTCGCTGCCAACAGGCTGGTGGAGCTGGGTGGCTGGGACGACGCTGCGCTGCAGTCCATCCTCGTCGACCTCGCAAAGCTTGGCCCCGAGCAGTTGTTGGGCACCGGCTACGACGGCGACGACGTGGACAAGATCCTCCGCGACTCGATGCCTCCCGAGCCCGACGAGCAGCCCGAGGTTCCGGAGACGTCGTGGGTGAAGCCTGGGGACATGTTCGTCCTCGGAGAGCACCGGCTGCTCTGCGGCGACTCGACGAAGCCCGAGGATGTGGCGCGGCTGATGGGAGACGTTCGCGCCGGCCTGATGAACACTGACCCTCCGTACGGGGTGAGCTACGACAACTCAGAAAGGGCGAACGCGCCGAAGGCCAAGGCGAAGATCGCCAACGACGAACTTCGTGACACGCAACTCCAGGCGTTCTTGGAGCTGGCGTTCAAGGCCGCTTCAGCGCACGCGCTGAAGCCAGACGCAGCGTGGTACCTCTGGCACGCACATCTCACCCAGGGGTTCTTTGCTGCTGCTGCTGCTGCTGCAAACGTCGTGCTCCATCGGCAGATCATCTGGGTGAAGCCATCCCTCCTGCTCGGCCGCGGCCAGTACCACTGGCGCCACGAGCCCTGCTTCATGGGGTGGGTGAAGGGCAACCAGCCGCCCGACTACGGAGAAGGCAATGGCGAGCGAACCCAGACGACGGTGTGGGAGATTGACGGCGTGCAGCAGAACGAGCGCAAGGAGCTGAACCACGCGACCCCGAAGCCGACGCGGCTGTTCGAGATTCCTCTCGTGAAGCACCTGCAGCGCGGAGAGGTCTGCTTTGAGCCATTCGCCGGCAGCGGGCCGCAGTTCATCGCCTCGGAGAAGACCGGGCGCAGGTGCTTCGGCATCGAACTCGAACCCAGGTACGTCCAGACCATCCTCCAGCGGTGGGAGAAGTTCACCGGCAGGAAGTCCACGAAGGTGGGGGGCTGACCATGGGACCCGCCGAAGCGCGCGTCGTCGCCATCGATGAGTTCTTCCCTCCCGCATGCGAGCCCCACCCCCAGGGCGAGGTCGTTCTTTTGGTGGTGCTGTCACTGCTCGCTGCGGTCTTCGTCGCCTTCTGGTTCGCTCGCTGGCTGATGTGGTTTGAGAAGAGAGACGACAGGAGCGAGCGGGCGGCCGAGTCAGCAATGCTGCTCGATGTCTTCCAACGCGCCCGTCAGCGAGGAGACGTCGAGTCCATGCGAGCCATCGAGGTAGTGGCTGCAGCCAAGGGCTTCAACGTGCGCCGCGCATTCGACGAATCCACGAAAAGGACATGGGGCGATCTCGAAGTAGACCCGAGCGACTGGGAGAGACCGTAGGGTTCTCCCGGTGCCTGGTGGCAGACCGCGCATAGCCCTGAGGCGAGTTTCGGGGCCATGGTTGCGCGGCGAACAGGGCGTTCGATTCGCCCGACCGGGGTTGGAGGAAGCATGAAACGGAAGAAGATTGAGGCGTGGGCGAACGTTCATTTCACCGGAGGCGGCGCGCCTACGGTTGTCCTGTTCGACCGAGAAGAGGACTGCGGCGGCGACACGCATCTCTGTCGTCCGCAGTGCAGGCATGGTGTGCGCCTGGTCGAGGAAGACACCATGGCTGCCCACTACAAGCAGGTGGCGCTGGCTGCGGAGGCTCTCGACGATATTGATGGGCCAGTTGAGAACCAGATGTTCCCAGAGCACACGCGCTTGTCTCGCGCCGTCGCCGCCCTGAAGAAAGCGAGGAAGGGACAATGAACTCCAAACTACTCGACAACGCAGAAGCCACACGAGATGAGCGCGACAAGTTACTGGCAGACCTCGCCCGCCTCGCCGACCTGCACCCGCACTGCGCCGCATTCGACGACCAGCCGGGGCCGTGCACGTGTCTCGACTCCGAGAAGGCTGCGCATGAGCAGGACACCGCCGAGATGCACCGACTGCAAGGCAGATTGGACGCCGCCATCCGCGAGCGCGACGAGGCGCGGGCTGAGATTCAAGACGCCTACGATGCGGCTGTTCTGCGGGGTGCAAAGCCAACGACGTTGCACGGAAGACGCAAGACGCTGGTCGAACTGGTGACCGATGCGCTGCACTCGTACTTGGTAACGCAGAGCGCGTTCAAGAATCAGTGCATTTTGACCGACCGAGAGAAGGCCAAGGTGGCCGCGCTGGAGAAGGAACTCTCGTACCACCTGATGGCAAATAGTGCAGAGGGCGGGAAGCGCATCGCCGTGCTGGAGAAGGAGTTGGCTGAGTTTCACGCCGAGCGAGATTCGCATCGGGTTTGGCGGTGCAGCGGACAACCGTGCGGGGCGTGCGTGAAGTGCTACGCCGCCCTTGAGGCCAAGGTGAAGGTGTTGAGGGAGGCGTTGACGACTATCGAGCGGAGCAGTACGCCGGGGGCCTCAATCCTAGCGAAGCGCGATGACGGCCACGCCTGCTCATGGTGCCGGGGGATGTACACGCCATGTCCAGCAGCGACAGCAGAGAAAGCCCTCGCCGCCACCGAGGAGGAGAAGCCGTGAAAGAACCGACACCGAAAGAGGACATGAAGGTACTCCTCTCGAATGCGAACGACCTTGAGAGAGCCCGGCTGCGTCGAGTGCTGGCTGCCGCGTGGCGCTTGGGAGAGAAGTACGGCCAGCAACAAGTCAGCGACGGCGATGGCTCACGCACGCACAACTGCGCCATTGACTTGGACCAGTTGAATGGGGGTGCGTGGTGACCACCCGAGAAGAGGCCCTTGAGGCGGCGCTGCGGAAGTGCGGCCCTTACATCGGGCACGCTGGAGACTGCGCGCTGGTGACGATGTGCCAGCCGTGCGACTGCAACATGGACACGGCACTATACGCTGAGTGTATGAACGCCCTCGCGCTGCCGAGGGAGGAGTGGAGGGGGTGCGCCTGTGCTCGCGAGTCAGCGTGCGACTTCGACCACAAAGCCCGCCTCCGCGCCGTAGCCGAGCGGGTGAGGGAAGCGTGTGCGAGGGCGGTGGACTACTTCCCCACGCAGAACATCAACGGTGACCGGTGTGGCAAGGTGGTGCGCGCCCTCGACCTTGACGAGGTGCTGTGATGATCAGCCGCAAAGGCCTGGGCAACCTCGACCGCCCCATCGAGAAGCGCAAGCGCTGCTCCCGAGGCCACTCCTACGCAAAGCACGGAAAGAAGGACTCCGCCGGCTACCTCCGATGCGGTGCCTGCCTCCGCGAGACGCAGGCCACCTACCGGGCGAGCCGCCGGTCGAAGGCTGTGGTGAAGTAGGCCCCCATGGCTTCGAAGCGTGGCCCAGGCCGTCCCAGCTCACTCACCCCCGAGGTGATGAAGACCATCATCAACGAGGTGGTGATGGGGGCCACCTACGTCGACGCCTGCGTCCTGGCTGGCGTCAGCGTCGCCACCTTCAACTCATGGCGAGTCAAAGGCGAGGCCCAGGTCCGTGGTGAGTATCGAGAATTTCTCACAGCCCTCTCCGAGGCACGGGTAAAGCGCCGGAAGTACTACCGGGCCGACATCCTTTCGAAGTCGAAGGAGAAGAAGGACTGGCGCGGGGTGGCCTATGTCGCCTCGGTGACGGAGCCGGCCGAGTTCGCCCAGAAGGTCCATGTGGTTGTCGAGCAAGAGCTGGTCTCCGCCCTGGAGCGGCTGAAGCGGGAGTTCGCGAATGAGCCAGCAGTCCTACAGAGAGCACTCGGCGCCATCGCTGGCGAGTCTGGCGCTGAAGCACCTGCAGTCGCTCCAGGCAGTGGAGGCACAGTCGCAGCGCCTGTTGGACAGGGCGAAGAAGGCAGCGGAGTGGAGGACCCTCTCCCAGACTTCAACATCGACGCAGCACGATCCCACCTCGCTGCGCGACTTGCTGCGTCACGCAAGCCCCCAGGAAGTTGAGGACGCACTTCAGGACCTCCCAACCAAGGAGGCTGAGCTCCTGCTGTGCGACTGGAGGGGCATCTGGGCCCGCCCCGAGCAGCTGGCACCACCCGGCGACTGGCGTACATGGCTGATTCAGGCAGGCCGAGGCTACGGCAAGACGAAGAGCGGGGCCGAGTGGGCGAAGGAGAACCTACTGGAGATGCCTGGGTGCCGAGGCATCATCGGCGCCCCAACCATCGAAGCAGCCCGCGGCGTCTGCGTGGAGGGAGAGTCGGGGCTCCTCTCGTGCTTTCCTCAGTCGTGGCTGGCCGATGGGCGGGTCGTCTGGATCCCCAGCAAGGCCGAAGGGAAGGTCTACGCCAAGCCCGGTGCACCGCCGAGCGTCTGGAAGTGCCTCACTGCAGAGAAGCCCGACAAGTGGCGTGGCTGGCAGGGCCACTGGCTATGGGCTGACGAGCTTGCGGCGTGGCCGAAGCGACTGGCGGCATGGGGACAGGTGCCCTACGTCGTCCGGTTGAAGTGGCCAGCCGCCCCAGAGAGAGCTGGGCGCGTGCTGGTGACGACGACGCCGAAGCCATACCGGCAGATCCGAGCGCTCCACGCCGACCCGCTGGTGGTCGTCACCCGTGGCAAGACGGCGGAGAACTGGCACAACCTCAACGACCTGACCCGCGCAGAACTCGCCCGCCTCAAAGGCACCAGGGAAGGCCGCGAGCAGCTCGACGGAGAGTTGCTCGACGACACGCCAGGGGCCCTGTGGAGCCGCAAGCTCCTTGAGGCGCGGCGCGTCAACTCGGTCAACCTGATGCTCCTCACGCGCATCGTCGTGGCCATCGACCCTGCCGTCACCGCGACGGAGGACAGCGACGAGACTGGCATCATCTGCGCCGGCAAGGACGACCGCGGGCACTGCTTCGTGCTGGAGGACGCCTCCATGCGAGGCAAGCCGCACGAATGGGCGTCCAGGGCTGTCGAGTTGCTCGCGAAGTGGAAGGGAGACCAGTTCATTGTTGAGGTGAACCAGGGCGGAGACATGGTCGCCGCCACCCTCCGACAGGTCGACAAGCACGCCAGCATCAAGGAAGTGCGGGCGAGCCGCGGCAAGCGTGTGCGCGCCGAGCCAGTGGCCACCGCCTACGAGGCAAAGGAAGTCTCTCACGTTGGAGCTGAGTTCGAGGAGCTTGAGGACCAGCTCTGCACATGGACGCCAGAGACTGGTGAGGCATCTCCGGACAGGCTCGACGCACTCGTCTGGGCGCTCTCGGATCTGCTTGGAGGCGCCGTCGGAGACGAGGATGTGCGCAGTAGGCCCAGAAGAGCGACGCGACGCACTGGTCTTGCGGGGCTGGATCTGTAAGCTGAACTTGACCAGCAGTGGGTTGGAGTGAGACTTTCGCGCCATGGCCAAGCGACGGAGCGCGCGAAACTCGACGAAGTTCTCCGTTGGCTCAGGCTACACCCCGGCGCTGATACCCGGCGCTAAGGTTGAGGTGCCCAAGACGGCCACCACCATCAAGGCCCTCGGCATCAGCGGCACCACCAACTGGTGGGGAGATCCACTCGTCGAGGCCAACACCGGCCTCATCCACCAGACAGCCTTCGGCACCGCCGGGAGCAGGACGTGGGGCGAGTGGCAGCGCATCGCCCAGACGGACCCAGACATCTCGGCCGTCCTCGACTTCATCTGCTCCCCCATCCGCGACGCCAACGTGGAGGTCGAGCCCTACGCCGACCACCCAGACGAGAAGCTGGCGCAGGCCCAGGCCGACTTCGTGCGCTGGAACATCTTGGAGAACGTGGCCCCTCGGTGGCCCGACCTGCTCGACCAGATGAGCCGCGGCGCCCTCACCTACGGCCACTCCATCCACGAGGTGGTGCTGGGCCTTGGCGAGCACGAGACGTTGCCCAGCGGCAGCGGCTTCGTGCTGCGCAAGCTGGCAGAGCGTCTGCCCGTGTCCGTCCACCCCACCCTCGGCTGGAAGGAAGCAGTGGACCCGCTCGACCAGTCGCGCGAGCTGGAGGCCATCATTCAAATCGGCCAACAGGGATCCACCTTCCGCAGCGACATCGTGCTGCCTGCGTGGAAGGTGTTGCTCTGCAGTTGGAAGCGGGCCGGCGACAACTACCGCGGCGTCCCCTTCACTCGGGCCGTCTGGTACTTGGCCAAGATTCGAGAGCAGCTCGCCAAGCTCATCGGCATCAGCATGACGCGCGAGGCTGCCGGCATCCCAACGGTGCAGGCTCAGAACGACAAGTCTCCAGACCTGTCAACCAAGGCGCGCCGCAAGCTGGAGAAGCTCCTCGCCAACGCCGTCTACCACGAGAACATGTCGATGGTGCTCCCTCGTGGCTGGGAGATGAAGTGGATCTTCAGCGGCGGCGCCGACAAGAACCACGTTCTTGAGGTGTACAACGGCCTCGGCAACCTCATTCTCCGTCAGCTCGGTGCGCAACAGTTGATGCTCGGCAGCAGCAGCGGCAGCGGCTCTCGGGCGGTTGGGCAGGTCCACAGCGACACCGCGATGAGCTACGTCCAGGCCGTCATCTCGATGGTTGAGTCGACGCTCAACGGCACCGGCGACAGGCCGTACACCGGCCTCGGGCGCAAGCTCATCGAGCCAAACTGGGGGCCACAGCCGGGCTACCCGCGCATCAAGGTGAGTCCGAAGAAGTCGCAGATCAACCCACTGGAGAAGGCCCAGGCGGCCCAGTCGCTCGTGGCTGCAGGCGCCCTCACCATCACCCTCGACGACGAGAACAAGTTCCGCGAGGACATCGGCCTCGCCCCAATCGAACAGTCAGATCGCGACGAAGAGATCGCCAAGAAAACGCCGCCTCAGTTGCAGCCGTTTGCAACAGGCAAAGAGAACCCGGGCCTCCCTCCCCCTCCAGGCTCGGCTACCCAGAAGGCGGGGCCAAAGCCGCCGACTGGGGACTTTCCGCAGAAGAAGCCCACCAAGATGAGCTTCGCCCCAGGCCGCCCGCTTCGCCCGGCGGAGAAGGTCCTCGACCTGCAGTCGATGGACTACTTCCTCAACACCGCACGCAAGGACTTTGAGCGCGCAGTGAGGCCAGAGGTGATGGCGATGCTGACTCGCGCTGCGCCGCTCATCCATGAGGCCATCCTGTCGGGCAACCCTGCTGCGCTCGCCTCGCTGCCGCTCGACACCACGCGCATCAAGAAGCTCGTCGACCAGTTCGTTGAAGCGGGCCGGGCAGAGGGCCAGCGCAACGTGCGGGCGGAGCTGCAGAAGGGCAAGGCCCAGAAGGTGGCCGAGAAGCGCGCCCTCGGCGATCAGTCGATGGCCCCCGTCGCCCGCTTCGCCAACGAGGACCTTGAGGACGTCGACTCCCAGGACGTGCTGGACAACATCAAGGACGCCCTGCTACGGAAGATGGTGGGCCGCCTTCACGGGCAGCTTGAGCAGGAGGGCATCGACGCGCTGCGCACCGATGGCGATGAGACGGACGTGGTGTCGCGTGTGATGACGGACCAGATGGACACGGCCTCCTTCCGCACCGACGCAGGCACCGCCCTCACCAAGGTCTACAACATCGGGCGCAACGAGGCGGCGGCCATGCTGGGAGGCGTGGATAGGGTGCAGTACAGCGCCATCCTCGACGGCAACACCTGCGGCGCGTGCGAGGACATGGACGGAGAGGAGGCCGACTTCGACTCCGCGGAGCACGATGCGATGCTGCCTCCCAACAAGGATTGCGACGGCGGAGGCAACTGCAGGTGCGTCCTCGTCTACATCCCCAAGGGCGCCGACGACGACTCGGAGGACTGAGCCATGGCGATGACAGGCGGCCTCATCTCAGAGCACGTCATCCACGACGGCGTGTCGATTCACTGCAACAACACCGACACGATGATCAGCGGCTGGAACACCATCATCAAGGCGGGTGGCTACGACGGCACCATCAAGAACGTCAGCGGCGACGGGCAGACGCTTGTGGTGTGGCTGGAGAGCAGGTGGGGCAGCAGCTCCAGTCCGTTCCCGCTGGTGGGCGTCAACGAGGGCCAGCTCTTCGCGCCTCTCGCCGATGGTGAGGAGCGCCCCTTCTTCGTCGAGGCCTCGCAGCTCCGACAGGTCCGCATCATGGCGCGCTACTCAGGGGCAGGTGGCAACGTCATCGTCTCCGACAAGCACACCTACTCCCTCGGGTGAACCATGCTCTCCCTCGTCCTCGTCATCCTCGCGCAGCCAAGTGCCCCCACGGTAGTGAAGCAGGGGCGCGCCCTCGACGGCGGCATCGCCTGGGCCGTCACATGCGACAACTGCTCGGGTGGTGGTGGGGGCGGCTCGTCTTCTGGGCAGGCCACCCTCGACGGCGGCTACACCAACATCTACAACTTCCTCGACTCGTCGTCGGGCGCCCTCACCGCGCCGGCCGACAGCACCAACCGGGCGCTCCGGGTGAACATCGTCGCCGGCGCTGGCAGCGGCGGCACCGCATCGACCTACGGTGCGGCATTCCCAGGACAGGGCACCGCGGCGGGCTTCACTGATGGGGCCAACATGCAGCCGGCGAAGGTGGACGCCAACAAGTCGCTCTACGTCATACAGGGACCCGGCTGGAGCAACGCAGTCACAGGCACCTTCTGGCAGGCGACTCAGCCAGTGAGCGGCACGGTGACGACGAGCCCACCAGCCAACGCCTCCACCAACGTCGCCCAGTTCGGCGGCAGCGCAGTGGCCACGGGCACGGGCGTCGGTGGCGCAGGCATCCCTCGGGTGACTGTCTCCAGCGACTCCAGCCTGTCGGCCACCGTCTCTGGCACCGTCACCGCCAATGCTGGCACCGGCACCATGACGGTGGGGCAGGCCACGGGCACCAACCTCCACGTCGTCGTCGACTCGGCGCCATCCACTGCCGTCACCGGACCGCTCACCGATGCGCAGTTGCGCGCCTCGGCCGTGCCCGTCAGCCTCACCTCGACGACGCTCACCGGCACCAGCAGCACCAGCGACACACCGCGCACGGTGTCCTCGGCCAACAACACCGGCACCTGCACCAGCGTCTCAACGAGCACCACCGTCCTCGCCAGCAACGCCAGCCGCAAGGCTTACGGCGTCAAGGCGTCAGAGGCCAACACTGACCGCGTGTACTGCAAACTCGGCGCGACAGCGACCACCTCGAACATGCCTTTCGGAGCCGGGGCGGCGTGGAGTCAGGACACGGGCGCCGTCTACACGGGCGTCATTGACTGCATCGCAGGAAGTGGCACGCAGACGGTCTGCGTCTTCGAATTCAACTGAGGCACACCATGTTCGACCTACTCCTGCTGATGCTGCTCTCCGGTTTCTCTCCCGGCCCAGGCTCGTCGTCGGGTGGTGGGTACGCCACGGTGCAGGATGAGGCCACGCCACTCACCGCTCGCACCACCATCAACTTCACGGGCGCGGGTGTTGCGTGCGTCGACAACGCCGGGGCCACGCGCACGGACTGCACCATCTCGGGCGGCGGCTCGGGCAGCGCCAACGTCGTCGGCGTGGATGTGACGTTCAACGGCCCGGTGGCCTCCACCATCGTCACCGGGCAGACGTGGGTGACGCCCACCAGCAAGGTCGTCTGCTCGCCGCAGTGGGCCTCAAGTACCTCTGCCGCCAACACCGCCGAGGTCCACCTGGTGGCTGGCATGTCCTTCATGGTGACGGACCTCGTGAATGCCACCGGCTTCACCCTCTACGCCTACGACCCGCACTACGTGGGGCTGTCGGGCACCTTCCACTTCTCCTGCACCGGAGCCTGACCATGCGCCTCGCCGCCCTCGCCCTGTTGTTGAGCACCACCGCCCTCGCCCAGGGCATGCCCATCAAGTCGGGCGCCGACACCAACCTGATGACCGTGGACAGCAACAAGTCCGGAAAGGTGTGGGTCAATGACAAGGAGGGCGACAGCATCGACGTGACCGAGGGCTACCTGAAGATGGGGCAGCCCACCCAGCTGTTTTTTGATGGTTTTGAGGGCACCACACTCAACACCATGGTCTGGACCGCAAGCGGCGCCTACGCGGGCTCAATGGCCCTGACCGTCTCGGTGGCCAATGGGCTCTGGCTCAACTCGGGCAGCATCACCACTGCCGCCGCCACAGCAAACATCGCAAGCCGCAAACTCTTCAACGTTGGGCAGGGAGAAAGCCCAGTCGTGGCGATGACGAGTTTCGTGCGCAACCTCACCGGACAGGCGCAGGAGCAAATCGACTTCGGCTTCAGCGACGCGGCGGCAGCGACGGAAGCGAGCAACGGGTGTTTCTTCAGGTGGAATACTGCTGGAGAGTTCCGCGCGTATTTGTTTACAAACGGCACGCAACTACAGTCGGCTGCGCTGACGGCCCCGAGCGCCAACGTGATGCACACGCTTTATGTGGCGCTCAAGTACGACGAGTGCGTCTTCTACGTTGACGACACCATCGTAGCCACCATCGCCCAGCTCGGCACGGGCGTGCCTTTCGTGGCCAACAAGGTGCCCGTCTTCGCCCGTGTGCTGAACGGCACCACGCCAGCCACCGCGCCCACCTTCAAACTCTACAACGTGACGGTGCTGCAAGATGTGATTGACTTGAGCCGCGACTACTCGCGACAGATGGTCAGCAGCCAGGGCCGCCTCAATATTCAGGGCCCCGCAGTCGCAGGCGCGGCCAACACGTTTGCGAAAACCGCCAACTGGACGGCCTCGACTGCGCCCACCACGCGCACGCTGACGGCCACCACGACGGCCAGCGAGACAACGCTCTGTGGCCTCGTGAACATCACGCCGACGACGGCCGCCAACGGCGACTACATCCTCTTCGACTACACGGTGCCGACCGGGTTTCAGTTGCACGTCACGTCAATCAAGTGCGGCTTCACGGTGGCGGGCGCCGCACAGCCAGCCACGGCCCTTGGGCTCCAGTGGTGGGCGAGCAACTCAAGCGCGACGACGCTGGCTACGGCAGACACGTTCGGCGGCGGCACTGCGGCGCCCTCGGCATGGGGACCCCGACCCGTCTTCTTCGGCTTCTCTTCACTCGCGGCGTCGGCGGCAATCGGCGCAGGCCCAACGATTCACGACGCCTCGCTGGCCTTTGACCCCGACTTCATCACCGAAAGCGGCCAGCACTTCCAGGTCGGCATTCGCGCACTACAAGCCCAGACGGCCACCGCTTCAGAAATCTTTGCCATCAACTGCGCCTGTCCGGGCTGGTTCGAATAGGAGACACCATGGACACCATCGACCGCATCACGCTGTTCGTCATCCTCGCAGTGGTTCTCCTCGATCTCTTCGTGGACGTCTGGGGCGCCAGGGCGCGCAAGGCCAGAGTCACCCTCGACGAGCTGTGCGACGAGGGCTGGGTCCTCGGCGAACAGCGAGGCAAGGGCATGTCGGGCTTTGACAAGCACCGCATCGCAGTCTACTGGGTGGCCGAGCAGGCCAAGCGCCTGCGGGTGAAGACGAGCGACGCCGAAATCTCCAAGCGCCTGGAGCTTCGCCACGCCAAGTCGAAGGGGACACCATGAGCGGACGCAACGGACAGCAGCATCTCAGTGGCGGGCAGATTCTCCACGGGCTGCGCGCAGCCAAGGAGCAGGAGGCCCAGCTCGCCCAGATGAACGCGCAGCACATGGCCAAGCTGGAGATGTTCGCCCAGCAGGACAAGATGACCATCTGCGGCATGGCCTCGCGGCTGATGGCTGCCGGCGGCTCCATCAACGACGCAGTCACCAAGGCCTTCGACCTGTTCGAGGGCGTCGAGGCGGAGTGGGCTCGCCGCGGCGAGCAGGCCAGGGCAGAGGCAGCCGGTGCGACTCCGCAAGAGTGATGAGGCTTGGCTGGTGATGGCGGTGAGCTTCTTCGCGACGCTCACCCTCATCGGCCTGCTGGCCGGGCTGATGCTGGCCTTCCTCTTCAGGCGGTAGGCGCAAACGTTTGCGACACGCACTGACTGTCTTTGTCGCACTTGACTGGCTGTGCGTGTCGGTGACATCTTCCCGACTGTGAAGGTCCCCTCCCGCTTTCGCTTCACCACGTCGCCAGCCACCGCGGGCGATGACGGCGCGCCGAAGTGGAACCCCATCTTCCCTGCGGACACCACGCGCTACCGCAGCGACATGCCGGGCGGAGAAATCACGCTCGACAAGGACTTCTTCTCCGCGATGCTGGAGAACTGGAAGAAGGTGGGGGCGCCGAAGCTGAAGGTGGACTACTTCCACCGCGGCAACAGCACCGACGACCTGCCGCGTGAAGAGAAGGTTGCCAGCGGGTGGATCATCGACCTGCGCATCGGCGCCACCGGCCAACTGGAAGGACTCTTCGACTGGACCGAGGAAGCCCGCGGGCGCATCGGTCGCAAGGAGCTGCAGTTCTTCTCGCCTGAGTTCCACCCTGATGCGCTCGACGTGATGAGTGGCGGCCGACAGGGCCCCACGCTTTACGGCGGCGCCCTTCTCAACGACCCCTTCCTGATGGACCTGCCGCCTGTCGCGGCGACTCGCACCCCCAAGGAGACTCACACCATGAACAAGCTTTTCGCCGCCGTCTGTGCCGCACTGAACCTGCCTGAGAACACCGACGAGGACACCGCCATGGCGGCCTTCGCCAAGGCCTTCCCGCCCAAGCCTGCCGGCGAGCCCGACGGCGACGAGGCCAAGGCCAAGATGGCGGCCACCGTCGATGAGGCCGTGAAGATGGCGCTCGCGCCCACTCTCTCCCGCGTCGAGTCGCTGGAGAAGGAGAACGCCACCCTCAAGATGGCCCAGGCCAAGGTCGAGGCCGAGAAGGTGGAGATGCAGCTCAAGGAGCTGCGCGCCCTCGCGCTGTCCCGCGGCGTCGTGGCCACCAAGGCCGACGAGATGGTGGCTGATGCGCGCAAGCAGGGCGCGGCCATCTTCTTCACCGTGCTGAACGCGATGCCCAAGGCCCCCATGCTGTCTGAGGTCGGCATCACTGGCGAAGAGGCCACCGACACCCAGGTCAGCGCGCACGCCAAGCTGAAGGCCATCTCCGCCGACATCGTGAAGAAGGAGAAGGTCGACTTCTCCACCGCCAACGAGATGGCGTACCGCCTCAACCCTCAGCTCGCTGCCATCGCCTTCGGCCGCAAGTAACCCCCACCCTTCACCTCACGCAAAGGACCCACCACAATGGTCGCCACCTACTTCGCAGCCCCCAACCTCGAAACCGGACACGTCGCGACGTACATCGCGGGCGCGTCCATCGCAGCCAACACCCTCGTCAAGATGGACTCGACGGAAGGGCAGGTCATCAACACCGCGGCCATCACTGACGTGGCCATCGGCGTGGCGCTGAACACCGTCGCCTCTGGCGAGCAGGTGCAGGTGCAGACCAGCGGCGTGGCGAAGATTCTCACCACCGCTGTGGCCATCGCCACCATCGGCTCCCAGGTGATGCCCGACGGCGGCGGCGGCGGCAAGATTGCCGTGGCGGCTGGTGCCACCGCGGTGTCGGTGGGCCTCACTGAGCAGGCAGCGGCCGGGTCGGACGTCATCAAGGTCCGCCTCTGCGTCCCCAACCTCAAGGCCCCGGCCAACGTCTAAGCCCTCTTCTCCTCCCTCCTGAAAGGACACTCTCATGCCTTACGACCGCTCAGCATTCGTCACTCGCACCCCGCAGGAAGACATCGCCTTCGACTTCATGGTGGACGCCTCCGCCTATGTGGCGGACAAGCTCTTCGCCCCGAAGCCTGTCGACAAGGCGGACAAGAAGTTCTACCAAGTCGACCTGAGCAAGCTGAAGCTCGTCAACATCGACAAGGGCACGATGGCTGAGCCCGACACGGTGGACGAGCAGCTCTTCGCCAGCAACGTCTCCCTCAAGGAGAAGAAGCTGGGCGGCTGGGTGAACCCCCGCGATGAGCGCGATGCGGACATCAAGTCGCTGCTCGGCGATGCGCGCAAGATCAAGCAGATCACCAACCAGATTCTCATCGGCCGCGAGTATCAGGCCGCCGCGCTGGTGACCAACACCGCCAACTACCCCACCGCGCTGACCTCGGCCATCGCCTCGGGCAGCCGGTGGAACGAGGCCGGTGGCGACCCCGAAGCCGACATCATCACCGCGCAGGAGGCCGTGCGAAACTACATCGGCGGCGGCGTCACCCCCTGCAACGCCATCGTGATGGACATCGCGTGCTTCAGGAAGCTGCAGACGTCCCCCAACCTCCGCACCCGCACGATGTACACCAAGGCGGGCCCGGTGCCACAGGAGCTGGTGCAGGCCTACCTCGGCGTCGACCACCTCTTCATCAGCACCGGCCGCTACTCGGCCAAGCTGGAAGGCATCGCGGAGTCGCTGGGCGGCTTCTACGGCGCCGACAACGTGGTGCTCTTCAAGTACAACCCCAGCGTCGCGCTGGAGGATGTGTCTTTCGGCGTGATGGCGCTGATGGACTCGCCGTTCTGGGTGACCGTCACTCCCGACCCGAAGCGCATGGGCCCTGCCGGCCCGGCCCGCTTCGTTCAGGTCGGCTCTGAGTGGGCCCTGGCCCCCGGCATGGTGGAGTCGTCCTCGTCCACCAAGTTCGCCGCGGGCTACCTGTTGCGCACCGTGGTCGCGTAAGCGATACCCGGTGAACCACCTCGGGGCCGCTCGTCTGGGGCCCCTCTTCTGGAGACACGCACATGGCTCAGTTCGTCATCACTCACGGCAGCTTCAAGGTCGACGGCAAGTGGCTCGGCGTCGGCGACGCCATCGAGATGGAACCCAAGGAAGCCGCGAAGCACAGCGACTGCCTCATCAGCAAGCTGGAGTTCGAGGCCGAGAAGGCCGGCGAGGCCGCGAAGCAGGCTGCGCTCAAGGGCAAGGCGGTGTCCAAGTGAAGAAGCTCGCACTCATCGGCGGCCTGACGCTGGCGCTGTTCGCCGGCATCGCGCTCGCCGCCAACGTCTTCATCGTCGAGAGCCCTCACGCCTTCAAGGGCGGGCTCTGGATTGGGGCCACTGGCCTCAAGACGTCCACCAACAAGCTCACCAACGCGCTGTACGGCACCCTCTCTTCCTTCAACTTCGCCTCGGTGACCATCACCTGTGAAGACTCGACGGGCGTGACGGTGACTGGCGCGAAGACTGGCGACCCCTGCTTCGTGGGCGCTCCCACCACCATCAGCGGCGCGGGCACTGGTCTGCACTCGACCTTCTCCTGCTACGTCTCGGCGGCCGACACCGTGAAGGTCCGCCACTGCGCGGCCGGCACCGCGGACGACCCTGCCGCTGCCTCCTTCAACGTGCTGGTCCTCTCCACGCAGTAAGGGGTCCCATGTCCAGGCTCACTCAGACCTTCCTGCTGGCCCTGGCCGTTGCCTTCGCCTCGCTGGTCGTCTCTCAGGTCGCCCACGCGCGGCCTGGGAGCGACCTGCAGGCCACCCTCGGCATCTATGGTGAGCCCGCCAACCTCGGCGTCATCGTCTCGGGCGCAGGCGCCAGCACCACCAACGCCAGCACCGCGGCGCCCTTCACCATCAACGCGGGAGCCCAGAAGGTGCTGGCCATCCGTTACGTCTGCAACGCGGCGGGCTTCATCACGCCGGGGGGCACCTGCTCCACGGCCATCGGCAACGCGGCCTACGGGCAGCCTGTCACCAACCTCGTGGCTGGGACGATGTTCATCAAGGACACCACAACCACGCTGTCCATCTGCGGCAGCGCCGCCATCACCTGCCAAATCTGGGCGATTCAGTGAGGGGGTTCCATGCCAGCCCCGGCCACGTTCGGCGTCACCGCTGACACGCTACACGACCAGTTCTTCCCCCAGGCCAACCGCTTCAGCACCAACAGCAGCCCGACGCTCTCCACCGTCACCACGCGCATCTTGTGGGCGGCGTCGGATCTCGACGGCGCGCTGACGTCGAAGAACATCAACGGCAGCAGCATCACGGACGCCACCTCGGCGGCCTACCTGTGGTGCAGCAAGACCATCCACATGATGGCGGCCTGCGAACTCATCAACGTGATGACGGGCGTGGACCCGGAGTGGGCCAAGAAGCTGGAGCGCGACACCCAGGCCCGCTTCAAGGCCATCGAGGTGCAGGGCATCGCGGCCCTCGGCTCAGGCGTCACTGCGCTGGCCGGCGAGGACGGCGTAGGCCCCTCGACGCACATCGATGAGTTCAACCTCGACGCCGGCGATACCACCCTCGCGTCGGACGTCATCCCTCCCTTCCGAAAGAGCGATGGCCTGTGACTGTCGCTCTCAAGCTGGAGTGGGAGATTGGCTCCAACGGGAAGAGCCACACCATTCACTCGCTCGCTGCGGCGGTTGAACGCGCAGGCGCGAAGCTGGAGCAGGTTGGCGAGTTCATCTTCCCGCGTCTCATCCCGGCACTTGAGGCAGCCGAGAAGCGCCAGTTCTCCGCGGAGGGGGCTGGTCCCGTTGCTGGGAAGTGGGCTGCGCTGTCGCCTCAGTACGCCGCATGGAAGCAGCAGCACTACCCCGGCAAGCCCATCCTTGAGCGCGAGGGCGTGTTGAAGCAGGCCCTCACCGGCAGCGGCGGCAACTCACTGCGCGAGTACACGCACGAGGCGATGAACTTCGGCACCATCGGGGTGCCCTACGCATCCTTTCATCAGCTCGGCACCGGGCGAATGGCGGCCCGTCCGCCTCTGGATTTCGACGAGAAGTTCCAGGCCGACATGGTGAAGGCGCTGCAGCTCGGCGTGGTTGACGCCTTCCGCGCGGCCGACGCGGCCGACCTCTTGGAGTCCGAATGAGCCCCGCTTTTCGTCGCAGCCTTGCCATCGCCGGCGGCCTCGTCGTCCTGATGGTCGCCCTCGTCGCGCTCCTGGCGCACGCCGACCCGATGCCTTCTCCTCCGCCCGACGCGTCGAAGGTGCGCCGCGGAGTCGTCAGCATCGGTCCGGGGGAGCAGGTTTTCGCGGGCCTCAAGGTGTTCGACGGCGGGGTCGTGCTTCAGTCTGGGATCGCTGGCCCGCTCTGGGTCGACGGCGGGGCGACAGTGCAGGGGATTCTGATCGCCGACGCAGGCATCAGAGCGACAGACGGCACCGCGGCTCTCCCGAGCTACTCATTCTCGTCTGACCCCACCATGGGTTGGTATCGCTGGGGCGCGAACGGCATCGGCTGGTCGAACGCCGGAGTCTTGAAGGCGTTGATTTACAACGCCGGCGGCGGCGGCACGACGAGCTACTACGGGCCCGGCAACCCATCGATCAGCTTCACTACGACGACGGCGAGCCTCACCACGCTGACCGGCGGCATCAACGTCACCACCACCGGGAACACCTTCACCGGGCCGAACGGCCTGGGCTCCGGCGCGACCGACGTGCTCAACACCATGGGCACGAGCGTCGCCGACGGCACGGTCAACGCCGGGGCGACACTTCTGCAGGTAAGCACCGGAATCGGTGGGACAGAGGTACCGGCGCTTCAGATCAGAAAGGGCGCGAACGGAGGGTTTAATCTTCTGGGCGCCGGCACCTCTGGGTCTCTCGGCATCAACAACACCGTAGGAACCTCGTTGAAGTGGAGCACGACCGCGCTCACGCTCGACACCTCGCAGATTACGTATTCTGAATCTGGCACCTTCGGGAACACCTTCCGCATTGCTACCAACGGCCTCCAGAGCGCCGCCGGTACCGACACCAGCGGAACCCCTGGAGCCGCCACGGTGAACAAGCCGCGCGGCATCAGCTGTATCGCCATCGGTGCGAGCTCGGCGGTCATCACCAACTCGCTGGCCACCGCCTCGAGCTTCGTTCAGATCACCCCGCTCAGCCGCGACACGACGTGCAAGGAGCTCGCGGTCACCACGCGCGCGGCGGGGAGCTTCACCGCGAGCTGCACCGCCAACGCGACGGCGGCGACCTGCTTTGCGTGGGAGGTCGGTGGCCTCTTATGAAGCTGATCGACCTCGAAGCGCACTTCCTCGGCTACGGCGGCGAGGGCGTCTTCAACTCAAAGACGGGCGAGCCCATCGCCTTTCGCCCCGGCGTGGGCCTCGCGCTCAACTGTCCATGCGGCGGCCGGCCGAACTGCCAGGGCCAGCTCTATGTGCCCTTCCGTAACCCTCTCGACGGCAAGCCACCGCCCGACGACGACCCGCGCCACGGCTGGCAGCGCACGGGTGAGACGCTCGAAACGCTGACGCTGACGCCCAGTGTGCTGCGCGTCGGCGGCTGTGCGTGGCACGGCTTCATCACCAACGGCGAAGCGAAGGAGTGCTGAAATGGGCATCGGCAGACAGTCGGCAAAGGATCTCATCACCGCAGTCAAGGCGGCCACCACTCGCGAGCAGATGCGCGTGCAAATCGGCGACGCCGTGAACGTGCTTCAGGAGTGGCTGGCCAAGCGGGACGCGCAAGACGCGGCGGCGCCGGCCGACTTCGCGGCCACCAAGCAGGCCCAGTTCAAGGCCCATCTCGACTCACTGCCAGACATCGTTCTGGCTCCTGACCCGGTGCCCTGATGGCCGTGCTCCTACCACCGTGGTTGGTCGAGACTGGTGATGGCACCCCCGCGCCATCGGCGACACCTGCGTGGCTCTTCTACGGCCTGCGGGACGGCACCGCGCTGGCGCAGCCCACCATCCTCAACCTCGGCGGCGGCCTCTTCTCCTTCTGGATTCCAGACGCAGACCTTGCGCGCGGAGTCGTCTACCTCATCGACAACGACGTGGGAGGTGCGCTGCAGCTCATGCCGAGGCGCACCTACGGGGCGCAGTTTGTCCCAGGCGCCCCCTTCGGCTGCATCGAGCTGGAAGACAACCAAGGCGCACTGTGGAGTGGCGCAGCCCCAACGCTGCCTGTCTACGAGGACGCCAGCCTCAACGCGCGCACGCCGCCGGCCATCACCTCGCCGACAACTGGCCTCTACGTCTTCACGCCGTCGGCGTCGGACCTCACCACCGGCGTGGCCTACCGCCTCGACGCGCCGGCCGGTGCCTACCCTCTGCAGTACAGCGGCGGCTTTGGCTGGCCCTACCCGGTGGCTGGTGCTGCGGCTACCTCAGACGGCCTCGGCTACGAGGACATCGCGGTGCAGGCCATCAGAGAGCACCTGTTGATGTTCCTGCCGGCCAAGGTGGCGGAGCTGAACACCCTGCGGCCCGCGGTGCTGAAGTCTGCCTACGTCGAGCCCTTCACCTTCCCTGCCGCCACCTCGCTGAAGCTGGGCATCAACAGGGACGGATCGTCGCCCACCACCTGCGCGATGACAGCCGGCACTCGCACTGCGGCCCAGGTCGCCTTCGACATCAACAGCGCCAGTCCGCCGGGCCTCGTGGCTACCTTCGACAGGGATGGGCGGGTGATTCTCACGGCCAGCGCAAAGCCTGCGCAGGACGCCCCCAGCGTCGTCTGTGCCCTCGCCGACACCACTGGAGCCAACCTCATCCTCGGCTGGAGCCCCGGCGGCGAGACGGTGCTCTACAGCGCCCTCGTGGCGCCCACCAACGCCGGGGTGATGGACGGCTGGCCGATGGCCTCGCCTGAGACTGGGCAGGCCTTCTGGCTCATCCTCGACGAGAGGCAGTCTGTCCAGATTGAGCCGCTCCGCCGGTACGAGTACCTCGTCACCATCCCCATTCTCTGCTTCAAGCCTGAGCTTGGAATGGGCACCCACCGCAGCCGCGAGGGCGTGTCGATGGTGGTGCGTGCGGTGCGAGAGGTGCTGCACACGCTGCGGGGCCGCTACGCCGGCCACGAGGGCTTCGGCGACGTGATGCTGGTGCAGGTTACCAACGTCTTCATCCCCGGCAAGGCTTTCAGTTTCAAAGGCGAGAACGTACTCTACGACACGGCCTCACTCACAATCACTGCGCGAGTCTTCGCGCGACCTGCAGGAGCTTGAACCATGGCAACGAACCCCATCAACAGTTGGGACCTCCGACTCCTCGCTGTGTCTGAGACGACCTTCGGCACCACTCCCACCCCCGCCAACGTCGCCGCCTACGCGGCCCAGGCCAGAGAGTTCACCAAGGTGGACCTCGGCGGCGCCGAGAATCCGGTGGTGCGCGCCAAGAAGGACAGGGCCATCAGCCGCGGGATGCAGACCGGCTGGGTGCAGGGCCGCTACCAGCCCCTCCCATTCACCCTTGGCACCACCCTGAAGAGCCGCAGCGCAGTCGACGCGGTGCCGCTGGAGGCGGTGCTCTACAAGGCCGCCGGCCTCAAGCAGACCGTCAACGCGGCCACCAACGTCACCATCTCGCCCAGCGCCACGCCCATCGAGTCGGGCGACTTCGCGTCGGCCAGCTTGACGCGCCTCTTGGGCGTCGCGCCCTCGACGTACTTCAGCGAGACGCTGCGTGGGTGCGTCGTCGGCCAGATGTCACTCGAGGGCGGCGACAAGGAGGTGGAGGCGAAGTTCTCCGGTCAGGGCATCGGCAAGTACACCCGCGGCGACCTGCTGTCCGTCACTCTGGCTTCCGGCGTCGTCACCACGCTGACGCACACCGCCGAAGAGTCCTACCGCCTCGACGCGGGGTACTACCTCATCGAGTCGGAAATCATCCTCATCGCCAACCGCAGCGACGTCGGCTACGGCAGCACCTCCACCACCATCGCGCGCGCCCAACTCGGCAGCACCGGCGTGGCGCACAGCGCAGTGCCGCTTCAGCCGTACATTCCCACCGGCATTGCCTACACCGGCAGCCCCATCAGCGAGGCCACCGCCACCGTCAGCATCGACGGCGTGGCCGTGCCGTGCCTCGGCTGGAAGTTCGACTTGAAGACGGGCTTGGCACTTCGTGCGGCCGAGACGGGCAGCGCCTACGTGCAGGGCTTCAAGGAGTCCAGGTACGAGGCCAGCCTGTCGGCGAAGGTGCTGCTGAAGTCCACCAGCGACGTGTCGATGCTGGGTAAGGCGGTGCAGCGCAAGAATCTCGCGGTGTCCATCGCGCAGGGCTCTGGCGTCGGCGGCATCGTGACGCTGGCCGCGCCCAACTGCGAAGTGGTGGCGCCAAAGGTGCCTGACTCGCCCAACGACGTGGCCATCGTGGACCTGAGCTTCCGCATCCGCGACAGCAACAACGACATGTTCTCGATTGTCCTCACGTAGGAGACGCCCATGCCGACCCTGACGCGGACGTACCGGTGGGAGCGATTCGAGCCCCACCTTGGCGACAACCTGGAGCTTCCGGCCGGGCGACGCTTCTACCTGGAGTTGGCCAGTGGCCTGTCGAAGGCGCAGCTTGAGGCCTTCGGCATGGCCCACCGTGAGGCCATGAAGGAGACGCCGGAGGCCTCGGTGGCCCCGACTGCGAAGGCGCTGGAGTCGTACGTACGCCTCGGGGCTGAGCCGCTGGTGGTGGACGGCCAGCCCGTCGACACGCTGGAGAAGTACGTGGGGTTGTGCTTCTCGACGCCTGGCCTCTTTAATCTGGTGGAGCTGACGAATACCCTCGCCGAGTTCAACTCTCTCGGAGGGACCTTCTCGCATTTCTCCGCGTGGCGCTCTGGTGGTGTCTCTGGTACTCGCGCGCAGAGCGCCGAGCGGGAAAGCGCGAAGACGGAAGGCCGGTAGCGTGGGAGACGGACAGGCGCCACGGCTTCGTCGGCTTCGAGCCACCGCCCGACGACAAGGCCACGCCGCAGCCGCGCTTTCGACTGGACGGCGAGTTCGCCATTCAGGCCGAGGTAGCGACGGCGTCCCCTGCAGAGGTGATGCGGAAGGTGGCTCGCGAGTTGGACATCTTCTTCCACGTCTCGGCGCACCCCGAGGCGCCGCCCTTCTCGGGTGGAGTATGGGACGAGTGGCCGGCGCGGGACGCGGAGGCGCTGGCGGTGTGCAAACAGGAGCGCGACATCATCTGGGCGGTGCAGGCCGCAGAGAGGAGGCGACATGGCTGACGTCAAGCTGAGAGTCACCGGGGAGAATCAGAGCCAGCAGGCCGTGGGCGAGGCCGCGCAGGGCCTGCGCCAGCTGAGTGACGAGTCCGAGCAACTCGCCAAGCGCACCGGCGAGGAGGCTGGAAAGGCCGCCGAGAAGTGGCACGAGTTCGGCGAAATCGTGAAGGCGGCCGGAGAGAAACTCTTCGAGGTGGCCAGGGAGAGCATCAAGCTCTACGCCGAGCAGCAGCAGGTTGAAGCGCAGCTGGTGATGGTGACGGGTGATTTGGCGGAGGCCTTCAAGGCGCAGGCGAATGCGCTGGAGAAGTCCTACGGCGCCGACGACATCAAGACAGAGAAGATGCAGATGATGCTGTACCAGTTCGGCGTCGCCCCGGACAAAATCAACGAGACAATCAAGGCCCTCCTCGACTACTCGGCGCGCACCGGGAAGGACGCCGTCGAGGCCACGGAGAAGATGATCGCCACCGGCGACACCTCCAAGCAGGCCTTCCGCACCCTCGGTATCGAGATTGTGAAGACGGGCGACCACGCCAAGGACACCGCCGCCTACGTCGAGGCCCTCAACGCCAAGCTGGGCGGCGCAGCCGACACCGAGGCCAAGACGCTGGTGGGCGCCTCGAAGCGCTCAGCGGCCGAGCTGGAGCAGCTCAAGAAGAGCTTCGGAGAGACGATTGTTGAGATGGAGCAGAAGCTGGGCATCATCGAGAAGGTGTCCTACGCCCTGAAGTGGTGGCGCGACGCCACGAAGGAAGCCGCCTACGGGTGGAGCGATGACGACCTCCCGCCAGAGATGACGGCGGCCGAGCGCGATGAGTTCATGGGCTTCGACGTCGGCCCCAACAGCGCCGCAGCCCGCGAGCGCGCTGCCAAGGCGGCTGGTCCCGAGAAGCTGCCCTCGTCCAACCCCAACAACAACGCCGACAAGCTGGCGCTCGATGCCAAGAAGAAGGCGGCCGAGGAGTGGGCCAAGGAGGCGGCCAAGTACGCCGACGCGGTGGCGAAGGCAGAGGGCAACGCAGCCAAGGACGTCGTGAAGGCCTGGCAAGAGGCCCGCAAGCAGCAGGAGAAGGACACCGAGGAGTTCGGCAAGCACTTCGTTGGCACCTGGGACAAGGCCGTCAAGGAGTCGGCGGAGGACACCAAGAAGCTGGGCGACTCGATGATTGTGGTGCGCGATGACCTCCAGAACGAGGCCGACCAGGCCGAGAAGGCGTGGGAGCAGGCCACAGAGCGCATCGGCGTGGCCATCACCACCAACATCGCTGGGGCCATTCAGTCGATGATGTCGGGCGGAAAGGTAGACGTGGGCCGAATGTTTGGCTCCATCCTCTCCACCATCTTCTCGATGATTCCCGGCGCGGGCGCCTTCCTCGCCCCGCTCGGCAACCTCATCGGCGCCGGCATCAGCGCAGCTGAGGCAGGCGGCCAGACGCGGCGCATGCACGACGGCGGCTGGGTGGGCATCCCTCGCCACCACGACGGCATCATGTCGCAAGACGAGCACCTGGCCATCCTCCAGCAGGGAGAGCGTGTGCTGTCCCGCGCCGAGGTGGCCAGCATGGGCGGGCCGGGCGGCGTGGACGGGCGGGCGTCTGGCAACGCCGTCAACGTCTCGGTGCAGACCATCGACGCGGAGTCCTCGCGCT